TATGATAAAGTTAAGAAAGTATTAGGCGATAGCAAATATTCTGATGCTGACCGTCAAAAAGTTTTAAGTGAGATAAGTAAATAGGGAATATAATAGATGAAGATAATTAGATTAAATAAAAATATAAATGAAGCTATTTTAGATGAAGCACCACTTAAAGCAGGTGATATTGAGTCTGAAAAGAAGCTTTCTTCTCGTATAATTGACCTTATAAGAGTAGCTAATAGTGCTCGTGCTGCCGCTAAGAAAGCTGCAGAAGCCGGTAATGCTGATTTGGCTGCGAAATTGACAGATAGAGCTGACGAATTGACTACGTTAGCTAATTCTGCTACTATTGATAAAATTGACCAAGATGAGCCAAATAGCAGCTCACAAAGTTCAAACAATGAAAATGATGCAGATAAAGCTAATAATAAGCAAGGTGAAGATGTAGAGAAGTCTGATAATAAAGATGGCCAAGATAGCCAAGCTAACCAAGATGATGATACACCTTATGATGGTGAGAAGGCTGATGACAAGGGTGCTAAATTACCACAACGTGACAGTGTAAAAGGTGAGCATCAAAGCAACTCAGACCAAACTGACAATAACAATGCTGGTGGAGCTGACAGTGAAGATTCTGACCAAAAGTCTGATAAGTCTGATAAATCTAACAGTGATGATGATGGAGACGAAGGTGATGACGGTCAAGACAGCAGCTCAGACGATACAGAAGATGATGCTGACGGTCAAGGCAAAGATAATAAAGATAGTAAAGATAGCCAAGACAAAGGCGATAAATCTGATGGTGATGGCTCAGATAGCGATGACAGCGATGAAGACGAAAATGATGACAATAAAAACTCAGGTAAGTCTAGCAAGTCTTCTAATAATAAACAAGGTAAGCAAAGTCAAGGTGGCAGTGGAGATGGAGATGATGGCGATGATGAGTCTGATTCAGATGGTGATGGAGACAGTGATAGCCAACCTACAAAAGATCCTTTTGCAGATGATGAAGATATACCTCAACTACAACTACCAGGTGGTAAACCACAACAACCAAAAGAAGCTGATTTAGATGACATTATTAAGCAACTTAGCAAGCTTAACCCAGAAGCAAAAAGAGGTGCTATTGATGCACTTAATGACCTATTAGGCAACAAGAAAAAAGCTAAGAATGAAAGCTTATCTGAAGAGCTAATTACAGAAGGCTCAAAAACACTTCGTGAGTTGGAAGATGATGAGTTTGCTGATTTAATTAATGATACATTAGACTTAATAGATAAAGCTGAGCCAGTTATTTATGCTCAAAATAAAAAACAACGTATTGGCAGAATTAAACAAATGGCTTCTGATACAGACTTAAAAACTGAGCTAGACATGGAAATCTCAGACGAAGCTACTAAGGACCATCAAAAAATTAAAGCAAGAGAAAGAGAAGCCCAAAAGCATGGTGAATTTGGTGGTATTAAAGAATTTTCTATTAACTTCTATAATGCTATTAAGAGCCAAATTGATTTAGTATACCAAACATATGCTACATATGACGAAATAAATCCAGAGTATGAAAGTGAAGACATCATAATGAAAACTGATGTTGAAAAGCAAGAACTTGATGAAGCTTTACCTGTTGTAGACATCTATTTTGATAGATCAGGTTCATGGAGTGCTCAAGATACAGCTATTGGTAAACGTGCTATTGAAAGTATTGCTGAGTTTGAAAGAAACGGCGAAGTAAAAATTAATTTATACTACTTTGCTGATAATGTATCACAATCTGAAAATGACAGAAACCTTGGTGGCGGCACAAGTGCTTGGAATAAGATTATCAGAAATATTCAAGCAACAGGTGCTAATAATGTAGTTATTATGACAGATGGCGATATGAATAGTATATATAATAAGCTATCACACACCGTTAGGGGCTGTGTATGGTATATCTGGAAAAATGGTATATGTGCACCTGACCTAGTTAAACATCTAAGAGGAAGAGAAGGCACATATCAGTTCCAATTTAAGAACAGTGATTTTTATAACTAAGGAGTATAAAATATGGAAGAATTAAAAGAATCAAAAGAAACATTACCTGTAAGTTTATTAACAGACTTAATTAGTAGAGGCTGAGCTGAAGTTGGCAATATTAAAGCTGACATTGAAGCTATTAATAATACTTATAAAGGCGCAAAGAAAGTTGAAGACACACTACAAGCTTTAGCAGACAGCTATTTAATTGCTATTGGCCAATTGGAAGCTTTTGCAGAAGCTAAAGACTATGTTGAATTCCCAGAAGAAGATGAAGACAAAGCCCTAAAAGAAGATGTTAATGTCAACATTGAAGTTAAAAACTATGATGAAGATGCAGAAACAGAAATTGAAGTTAAGTCAGATGAAGATAAGGGTGAAGTAGAAGTTGAAGAAAAAGCTGAAGAGCCAGCTAAGGTCGAAGAACCATTTGAATATTTCACAGACTTTGATGAACCAACACCAAAAGATGCTGATGAAGATGAAAAAATAGACTTACAAGAAGCTTTTAATCTTTTTAACTAACCTAATTTAAGCTATATAAGAAGAGACCTTAACTAAGGTCTCTTTATTTTTATTATTTGAATAGTTTTTTGCTAAATTATATGACGTTGCTCAAGTTAAGGAGAAAATAATAATGATTAAACTATGTTTAACAGAAGCTGATAAGAAAAAGAAGAGAAAAGTCAGCGGAGCCTATTTAACATTCACAACTGGAAATCCAGATTATAACTGCAAAATGTTCAATAAGAGAATGGGCACAGATTTTGAAGACCAAATAAAAGATGCCACTAAAGAAGCAGAAAAAGAAGCTGATGCTGTAGAAACAGCTGTTGATGCTGAAGCTGCTGCTATAGATGCCGGTACAGGAGCTACTGTAAATGTAGCTGGACCTGGTGAAGCTGCTGCTGAGGCTGCAGGTGATGCAGGCGCAGGAGATGCTGGAGCAGGTGATGGCGGAGCTGCTGGTGGTGAAGGTGGTGGAGCTATGGGCGAAAGCTTACAAGAAGCTATAGATTTAATTGAAGATAAAATTTATGCTGCTAAATTAGGAATAAGTATTGAGCTTCCTGACAATATTAAAATTATTGACAAAGCTACTATTGAAGCTGAGTTAGAGAAGCTTGAACCAGAAGAAGAATTTGAAGTTGGTTATGTAACTCCAGTTTACTTCTATTCAGAACTTGTTGATAAATTTACTCTATTAAAGTGCACTCGCTTAGCTGGATATACAGGTGTTGATTATATTGAAGCGAGAGCTAATGATGATGCTAACAAAGAAAAAAGACTTCAAGTATCTAAAGATGCTATAGCTATCGGTAATGAAGCTGGTAGACACTTAGATAGAATGCCACTTGCTGGTAAAGAAGCTGAATTTTCAGCAAATTATGCAAGTACAAATAAAATAGTTAAACAAAAGACAGTTTTACAAAATAATTACAATACTTTATTATTCTATCCAAGAGTTGGAAGCCACCCAGTAGTAACTTACTTCTTAGACTTGAAAGACGGCAAAGGCTATTTTGAAGTTAGCAGAGAACTATTGGAAAAAACTATTTTCAAAAAGCTTGAAGAATTTACAGATGAAATATTATATGGTATAAAGAAAGACGGCACACCAAGAAAACCAACTTGGTCTGAAATTGATTTAGCTAAAAAGATTGAAAAGCAATTAGCTTCAGATGCTGCTACTATTGATGCAGTAAGCTTGGTAGCTGATAAAAATGCTGAAACAAGATCTAAAGTTTCTAATGGTGTATTACAAAAGCCACAAGTTAGAGCTTTATATACAAACCAAATTTATTTCTTAAAAACACCTTATGCTACATTAGGCAAAGCTATTAAAGAAGACTTAGAGTTAAGTGAAGCTGTTGATGAATATGCACAAGTAGATAAAATGAGACAACTTGAAAATGGTACACGTGGTTTTAATGCTGCAGCTGCTAGCGATGAAAAGCTAAAAGTAAATAGAAAAGTTTGTATAGCTTATGGATTTACAAAGAGAGCTTTACCTATTGTAGAAGCTGAAATGAGAAGAAGGGGCTTGCTATTAGAAAAAGTGCATGTAAGTATTGCTACTGCTAAAGCACAATACCCAATTACAGCGGTTGATGTTGAGCCAACAGTATTATTAGATGTTTATGAAAATAAATATAATAATGCAGGTATTACAACAATGTTAAAAGACTACCAAGATAAAGCTTCTACTTATACTGTTTTGAAAAAGCAAGTCTTAATGCTATTATATGCTATGGCAGTTAAGGCACCACGCGCTATGCAATGTATTGTAGATTATCTAACAAACAAGTATGATTTGACTAAAGATGACATTAAGAGTTATTTAGCTCAAGCTGCTGCTGATCCAACAATAATGCAAGCTGTAACAGATGCTATTGTTGCAGGCAGCATTGATATAAATGAAAGCTTAGACAGTAACCTACAAGAAGAAATTGATAGCTTAACAGAAGCTAAGCGTGAAGTTAGAAGATACTATATAAGACCACAAAATATTTACTGCGCTAATAAAGCAGGTATTATTAAAGCTCTTATTGCTATTGGAGACAAGGGTGAAAACTGTTCTGTTTATTCATTAAAGAACTTAGTTGATAATGAGGACGTACATAAGCTAACAAATAATGATATTATATACTACTATGATGAAGGCGTATTATATGATAAGAATCATGTTAGAATTATGGACTATGATTTATACGTTAAGAAAGAGGAAAAACGTAAGCACTTTACTGGAACTGATATGAACTTAGAAAGAGAGCCAGTTAAGCAAGAATACGAAGATAGACTAACTGTAGCTGACCTTCCAGAAACAGAGCCAGACATCTATGAAGCATTTGACTTAGACTATGATTCAGTAAATGCTTTTGGTGAAACATTAACTGAAGCTAAAGGTGGTATCTGCTGTATCTGTGGTGAAGAAATCGATGGCTATGGAAATAATCCTGAGCCAGTTAAGAGCGAAGGCAGATGCTGTGATGCTTGCAATATGAAGTTTGTAATTCCAGCAAGAATGGCTGAATATCAAGGCTTAGAACCAGAAGAAGATTATACAGAGGAAACAAAAGACTAATATGTTATTATTTGAAAATGTAATAATACCAGAAATAGCTAATATAAAAATTTCTTATACTGACTTATTATTATCTGACTACCTAAATGTTAGAGATAACTTAAATAACCCAGCTGCAATTATTGCTAAAAGTAAGCTAAATGGTAGACAGAGAAATACATCAGATGAATTAAAGAAATTAGTGCTATTTACATTATACTGCTTTGCAGAAGGCAATACAGCGGCAGGCAGTGCTGTTTGAAAAGGGTTTCTAAAAAAATGTGATGCACTTAGCTATGTTAAAGATAATGTTAAGCATGATACTGATGGCAATGTAGATGTTGATATAAAAGCAGTCATTCCAGCTTTGTTGTCGGATCCAAGCATTGCTATAAGATTAAATGAGCTAAGAAATCAAGCAGCAAATACAGCTTTTGGTGCACAAGCTAAAGCTGAGAAAGATGCTAAGGAAGCAGCTGCTAAAGCTAAAGATATACCAGTCGTAACTAGCCCAACAGGATCTCCTTATTACAGAATTACTTTGAGAGACCCTGCTTATGGTAAGAGTGGTTGCGCACGTTTTATTGTATTTAGCAAAAAGACTGGAAACAACACTTATCAAATGGCAATAGAAGGTTCATCATATAAGAGAAGAGGTCCTAAGTCAGAGCCAGTTTTTGAAACACCTGAAGATGGTGTAGCTTTCATTAGAAAAGCTATTACAAATCTAAAAACATCGATAAAATTAGAAGACATGATATTAACAGTCACTAATAGACGTTTTAATGACGCTATACCAAGAGATGATTACCATGGTTCTCCTTATTGAGAAGCTTATTCAGACCTTAGTAAATATCATAAAGTGGATACAGACTGTGGACCTTGCTATATGAATAATGAATGCGAAATAAGTGAAGAAGTTAAAGGAAATAAATCTATGAGAACTAACTATACAGATGCTCTAGTAGAAAATACTGATGAAGCACCATCTGCAAATGCAGTAGCTAAGCACACAGAGCTTAATCCAAAGCTTTGGACAGCTGATGAAGTGTTAAAACCAGAAGTTGAAGAAAAGATTAAACAAATAGTTGATGTTTTCTTAGCTGGCTTAGCTGAAGATGAGATTAAAATAAATGTAAGAGACATTTTAATTATTGGCTCAAATGCAAGCTACAATTATACACCTTATAGTGATTTAGACTTACATATTATAGTTGATACAGATAGCTTAGAATGTCCAGACAATTTATATTCGAAGCTATATAGTGCTTATAGAAGCTTATTTAATAAGAGACTTGATATAGACTTCTATGACATCCCAGTTGAAATCTACGTTGAAGATGAAAGCACGCCAAGAGTAAGCAATGGTGTTTATTCAGTGCTAAATAGAGAATGGCTACAAGAACCTAAATATGTAAATATTCCTGATATGGATATGGACGCATTTAATGCTGAATTAGCTAAATGGGAAGAAAGATATAGACAAGTATTAAATGATGCTGTAGGCGAGCTTGAAGAGTACTATGAACCAGACCCAGACGCAGCTGAAGATATTAAGACACAACAAATTAAGGAAATTGATGCTTATATTGAAGACTTGTATAATCTAAGAAAAATTGGCCTTCCACTAACAGGCGAATATGGCTTAGAAAATGTTATCTTTAAGACAATTAGAAACAAGGGATATTTAGATAGACTTAAAGATTTAAAGAATGAACTTTTAGGAAAAGAATTAAGCTTAGAAGAAACTATTGAAAACATAGCTAATAGTGAGCTTGAGGATATACCAGAAGGCTTAGATATGCTAACAAATAAGCAAATAACTGAGTACAGAATTAAAATTGCTCAATTAGCTCATACACAACCCCTTATAAATGCTTATGGTAAGTTTACTATTTCAAATGTGAGAGAAAATGATGCTGATTACATTTGCAGAATACTTAAAGCTCAAGATTTTATTGTCAGTGTGAACAAGACACCTGGCAGATTTGACTTTAAAGCAATGGCTACAACAGGAATGCCAGGCAGAATGTACAATATAACAGGCCAAATAAAAATTTAGCGAAAATATAGTGAAATTATAATGAAGAAAGCTTGAAAAATAGCTTTCTTTTTTATTTATTTTTATTAAAAATATGCTAAATTATACTGATGGCTCAAAAGCCCAGGAGAAATATGTTATTAGAAGATACACGTACAACCTTAATAAATAAGTCAAGAAATGTAGGCGACTACAAAGACAAGTCTCGTGGTAAGAATAGATTTGAAAGAAAACGCTATTCTAAGATTGCTAATCAAGTTAAAAGCTACAATTCCATGGACATGAACAAATTTTTCAAACAAGATATATTGCAATTTGATGTCCCAGTTGTAGGCGAGACTGATAGCTATACTGTTACAGTTAAAATGGAAGGTGTATGTGCTGAAATAGCTAGAAATATTAAAAATAATAAATATAAGCTTGAATTTAGAACTATTATACAAGCTTTAACAAAGATTTTTAATACAGCTAACATTTATACAAAGTGCACTTGTGATGACTATAAGTTTAACTATGCTCACTGAAATATAGTTAATAATGTATCTGTAGATGACACAGCACAAGACCCAGGTCCTGGGGCTGGAATTAGAAACCCAAGAGATGACAAGGGCAGAGGTTGCAAGCATATTCTTTTAGTGCTTTCTAACCAAGACTTCTTAATGAAGGTTGCTTCTTGTATAAAGAATTACATTTTTTATTTGGATGAAAATATGCACGATATATTTTTAAAGGTAATCTTTCCAAAGCTATATGGTGTTACTGCTGATATTGCTGTAGAAGAAGGCATAGCTCCAGAAGATGCAGACCTTATGAGCGATAGACATACTATTGAAACAATAAATAACTGGGCTCAGAACAGAGGAAAAATACAAAAGGGCTCAAATAAAAACCCTGCTACTGGAAAGGGCACAATGACAGCCAATACTGGTGATAGTGAGGATAAAGATGAGGCGTAAAGTTTTAAACGCTGAAGAAATAAACGAACTAATTAATTATCAAGTGACACACAGTGATAATAGTACTATGCAAAAATTTGGTTTATCGAGACCAAACTATAATAGAATACTATTAGAGCATAATATTAGCCGACACCCAGCTAATTGAGGTCGTGGACAAAGTAGAAAAACAAATCTTACAGAAAGTGATAAGTTAGCTATTATTAATTTTTATAAAGATAACAATATAAAAAGTACTTGTAGCAAATTTCATTTAAAAGAAAAACACTTATATGAAATTTTTGTAGAGTATAACATAACCAAGCATACTCAAGAGGAAAAAACAGCTATAATGCTAAAAAATTTAAAACAAACTATGATTGATAAATTTGGTGTAGATAACCCAACAAAGGACAAAGCTACCCTACAAAAAATTAAAAATACTTGTTTAGAAAAATATGGCGTAAATAGCTATACAAAGACATCTGAGTATAAAGTTAAAGCTTCAGAAACATGCTTGCAAAAATATGGAGCTAAATCATATTCAGCTAGCCATAAAAGAAAGACAGAACTTAAAGCTAATGCTCAAAGTTGGTTAGCTAAAAAATATAAAACACAAAAGCTAAATAAAACATTTAATACTTCAAAGTTGGAGGCAGAAGTTTACAGACTGCTACAAGAAAAGTATGGCAGCACAGATGTAATTTGACATTACAGCACTGATACACGTTATCCATTTGAGTGTGATTTTTATATAAAGTCACTAGATTTATTTATTGAATTGAACATTACTTGAACACATGGTGGTATGCCATTTAACCCAGAATCAGATATTTGTAAAAAACAACTTGCTGTATGGTCAGAAAAAGCTTTAACATCTAAATATTATACAAATGCTATATATACCTGAACAGATTTAGATATAAGAAAACAGACAAAAGCTTTAACAAATAAATTAAATTATAAAGTATTTTATAGTAAAAATAATATATTAAGCTGAATAAAAAAGGAAGAAAATAAGGAAAATTAGAAATACATTATATATAATGTATAATATAATAGTGCTATGGAAAGGATTAGTCAAGAAATTTTAGACAATTTAAGCCCAGAAGAAAGAGCTGAAGTATTAAAGATTTTAGGCGAATATGCTAAAGCTGGCTCATCTGAGACTTTAGAAGAAATGAAGTATGCCGACTGAGAAGAAGTCCCAGTTGATATACACACTTTTTTACATGATAAACGTTATCTTGGAAATGGCTTATATGACCCAGAAGGCAGATTTACATTATTCCCTTACTGAGAAGACACCCTTAAAAAGATATTTCCAACGAATACAACAACTGCTTATAACACTCTAATACTTACAGGGTCTATTGGTATTGGTAAATCTACAATGGCTGTTATTTGTCAGCTTTATATGTTATATAGATTGCTTTGTCTAAAAGATCCATATTTATATTATGGAATGCAACCTATCGATAAAATCACAATATCTTTAATGAACATCACTATTGAAAACGCTAAGGGCGTTGCTCTTGATAAGCTAAATCAATTAGTTTTATCAAGTGACTGGTTTATGGCACATGGTGAGATGCACGGAACAAGCAATATGATGTTTGTCCCAGAAAAGCATATTGAGTTTGTATGTGCTTCAAGCAACAATCAAATTGTAGGTCGTGCGCTATTCTGTAATTTCTCAGACGAAGTTAACTTCGACGCCAGAAGTGCTGACGTTGAAAGATTAAAGGCAAAATTAAAGAAAATTATTTCTCAAGTTGACGCCCGTATGGCATCAAGATTCTTAAGAGGAAACTTTTTACCAACACTAAATATTATAGCTTCTTCTAAAGCATCTGACCAATCTTTCTTAGATGACTATATTGAAACTAAGAAGAAAAATGAATCAAAGACAACATTAATCATTGATGAACCACAATGGGTAGTCGATGTAAGAAAACAAACAGGCACTTGGTTTAAAGTAGCCGTAGGTGATAGATTCCTACCAAATGAACTTATCCCAGATGGTGTTGATGAAGCAACATATAGAGAAAAGGGATATAACAGGATTATTTCAGTTCCAGCTACAGAAGCATACTTAGAAGCTTTCAAAACAAACATTGAATTAGCTTTAACAGATATTGCAGGTATTTCAACTGCTTCTGCTACTAAGTATATTTCAGGTATTTCTTGGAATGCTATTAAAGCTGATTATGAAAACCCATTCACAAAAGAAATTATTGAGGTTGGAAATAGTCCTGATGACTTTGCACAATATGCGAATTTCTTTGACCTAAGTAAGGTGCCTGACGAATGGAAAGCAAAACCTTTATTTATCCATCTCGACATGTCGTCTGGAAGTTTAGGTAAAGGAGACAAAACAGGTATTGCAGGTACTTGATTAAAAGGTAAATCTGAAAGTATTGAAGGTGAAGACATCTCAAGAGAGCTTTTCTATAGAGTAGCTTTCTCAGTATCTATCAAAGCTCCTAAGGGTTTCTCAATTAGCTTTGCAAAGCATAGAAACTTTATTAGATGGCTAAGAGACCAAGGCTTTAATATTAAAGGTATATCTTGCGATACTTGGGGTGGACCAATGATGCAACAAGAGTTAAAAACAGATGGCTTTGAAGTAAAGACTGTATCTGTGGACCGCGTTGATGCTAAAACAAGACAACAAAACCAATATGCTTATTTTAAGACTACTATGACAGACAGACGTATGGACGTTTATCATAAGTGTGACTTCTTAACAGAAGAAGTTTTAGGACTTGAAAAGCTATCTGATGGTCATATTGAACACCCTGACGCTGGTAAATCTGGTTCAAAGGACCAAATTGATGCTGTAGTAGGTTCTTTATGGAGTGCATCACAACATGCTGATTTATGTACTGCAACTATCAATGTAGCTAATAATTTAGATGCTATGCTTGAAGTAAACTCTGAGCAATCAGCAGCACAAAAAAAGCAGCAAATAATAGTTGATTTCCAAAACGAATTAGCTAAAATATATCAAGAGTTAGACAAAAACGAAACTGATAGACTATTTGATGATGACGATGATCCTGATTTAGCACAGGACTTAGCAGATATATCAGATGGAATATTATTTTTAGGATAAAATTAAATACAAATAAGGAGAAGCAAAAATGGCAGATGAAAAGGTTAGAAAACCAAGAGCCAAATCACCAAACCCATTAGCAGGAAGCCAAATTAAGTCTACTGTATTGGATAAAACGGTAAAAGCTGACGTTGACTTATCTAAGCAATTAGTTGATGAAGTGCTAGGCGGAACAAATATTGATTTTGCAGCACTTGAAAAGTTTACTACTATATCTAATGGCAGAGAACAAGTTTATGAGCTAATTGATACAATGGGAAGAGATTCTGCAGTAGCTATGTTATTAAAGACATTTGCAGGGTCAGTTTGTGAAGCAGCTGATAACGGTCATATTATATGGTGTGAAGCAAAAGATCCAAAAGTTAGTAAGTATGTAAACTACTTATTAAATATTATGAATGTAGATAAATACATTTATGGTTGGACTTATTGTTTATTAAAATATGGCGACGTTTATCTAAAGCTTTTTAGAGAATCAGACTATGAAGATGATTTATTTGGCCAACCAAAAACAAAGGGTGCAAGAGACATCCTAAATGAAGAGCTTGATAAAGAAACAGCAAGAGCACAAGGCTTAGACGAAAATATTATCTTATCAATGCACAATAACAACGATAAGTATAGCTATTATGTAGAAATGGTGCCAGACCCAAGTACAATGTTTGAGCTTACTAAATACGGCAAAACATATGGTTTCATTGAGGTTCCTAATACCAAGAGCTTAGGCTATGATTATTCAGAAGTAGTAAGTGCATCTTCAGGTATTACAGTAGCTAATTATAGAATGAAGAGTAATGATATTATTGTTCACCAAGCTGATGATTATGTACATGCTTACTTAGATGACAACTATACAAGATTCCCAGAAACTGTTCAAATCTATAAGAACAACTCAGATTATGACTCTGACCTAAATAGTATGGACTATACAGTTAAGCGTGGTAAATCTATTCTATATGATTCATATAAAACTTGAAGAGAAAAGACATTACTTGAAAATGCTGCTATCTTAAATAGAGTTACACGTTCAAGTATTATTAGACTTGTAGCTATTGATGTTGGTGATATGTCTAAAGAAAAGGCAAAAGCTACATTAAGATATGTTAAGTCTATGATAGAACAAAAGACAGCCCTAGTTACTGGCGAAGGTAGAACAGATGGTGGTGCCTCTGAATTTATTAACCCAGGTCCAGTTGAAAATAATGTTTATTATACAACACATAATGGTCAAGGAGCAATTACTATTAGTGCTGTTGGCGGTGATACTGAAGTTAAAGGTATTGCAGATATTGAGTGGTGGAATGATAAATTCTATGCTGCTTTTGGTGTTCCAAAACAATACTTTGGTTTCACAGATGAAGGTGGTGGTTTCAACGGCGGTACAGCTTTAACAATTATTTCATCTCAATTTGGTAAAAATGTTAAGATGGTTCAAAATGCTATTACTCAAGCTGTTACAGAAGCTATTAACTTAATGCTTATCAATAATGGCTTAGTAAGCTATCTAAATAACTTTGTGTTAAAGATGCAACAACCTATAACACAAGAAATGCTAGACTATAGAAAAGACTTAACAGATAGACTAAATGCTATTAGCAGTATGAATGCTTTATTTACAGATGTTGAAGACAGAGAAAGAAGATTAAAACTATTGAAGTATCAATTAGGCACATTGAATTATGGCGACGAAATGCAAGCTATTATTGATGAAGAAATTGAAGCTATCAAAGCTGCTAAAGAAGAAGAAAAGAATAACCCACCAGAAGGTGAAGAAGAGGGTGGAGCACCTGTTCCACCTAATGCTCCAAAAGAAGAGCCAGCTGGTGGAGCTGAGGACATAGAGCTTCCTCCTATACCAACTAATGAAAGCTTACAATTAGACGGTTTAGAGAAGAAGTTAGACCTATTAGAAAATTCTGATGAGGACCTACCAAAGCCAGAAGATATTAAGGGAATAGATTTTACAGTTAATAATTAAGAAAGGAAAAGGGATATAATATGATATTAAAAGATGATTGCATAGGACTTTTAGTACGTCTTGAAGATGAGGGTGTATCTAAAATTGAAGTAAACAAAAATTTATCAAAGCTTTTAACTGCTAAGGATATGAATGATCCAAAGGCAATAGAAGCGTTAAAGTTCATTGCTGCAAATAAAGGGCTTGCTGCTATTAACTTCTTTGAAGGTTTAAGACAAAAGCATAATAAGCATAATTCACCTCTATATACAAATATTATGAACTTTTCATTACAAGATGTTGATGCCTCTATAAATGGCAATGAAGTAGCTACTACTTTAGCAAGCTTACTTACACAAATATTCTTGTACAATAGCAAAATAGATGACAGCTTATTCTTAAAGCAAACAAGAGCTGTTGAAATAGCTAATGCTTTAGCTGATTACAGCTCAACTGGAGACTTAACAAAGTGTATGTCTTTATTAGCTGTAATTAAGTCTGACATCATGGTTTTAGAGTACCTAAATGATAGACGTGAGCTAAGCGCTTAATAAGCCAAGTGTGGCAAGCAATAAATTAGGGTGTGATAAGCATCCTAATTTTTTTATATTAAAATATATTATTAGCTAAATTAATTGATGTTGTTTTGTGGCAACTCAAAATAAAAATAAATTTTTATATTAAGGAGATTTACAACTATGTATTTCAAGAATGATTATAAGTTAGCTTACGAATTCGTAAAGAACAATGCTAAAGATATTTTTGGCACAAAGAAGAACATTCCAGATTTTGATGCTGACGTTGCTATGACATTTAAGGCTGGCGAAGAAGAAGCTGATTTAGAAGGAATTAAGTTAGTATACTTCAAAGATGGCTTTATCTACACAAGTAAAACTGGTATTCCAGCTGCTGATGATCAAAAGATTTCAGTTTATATTGGTGAAGATTTAGTTATCGGTGAATAGTTAATTTACACAAACTTTACAATTTTTAGAAATATTATTACTAATTTATGCTAAATTAATTGATTTAAAGTTTTTATTAGAAAATAAGGAAAACGAAAGATGACAAATAATAACAAAATTTTGGAAGCACTACAAATGCAACCATTATCAGATGAAGAGAAAGCTAAGAGACATATCCTTGGCAGATTATATGGTCCTATCGCTACTTGCAAGGAATCTACAAGAAACGGAAGACTTTATAATAGAGAGCTATGGGAAAAGGCATTAGCTGATGACATCTTTAAAGAAAAGGTTGCTAATAAGAGTTTATTCCTTGAGCTTGGACACCCAGCTGATAGAGAAGAAACTGATATGAAGCTTGTTTGTGCTTGTATTCCTGAGATGCCAAAAATTGTTGATGATGACTTATATGCATATGTAGACATTTTAGACACTCCTAATGGAAAGCTATTAAAGATTCTTTGCGACTATGGATTTACACCTGGTATTAGCTCACGTGGATCTGGTGATGTTATGCCTGACAATTCCGTTGACCCAGATACATTCTTCTTGGAAACATGGGATATTGTTGGAACACCAGCTATGAAGAGAGCAAGACTTGCTATGTGCGAATCTTTGGATAATAAGCAAGTATCTATGAAGAAAGCTTTAACTGAATCTTTAAATGAAGCTAATGAAGAAGATAAATTAGTTATGAAAGATACATTAGATAATTTAGATATTAAGCTTGACGAAGAAGAACCTGTTGAGGAAAAGATTCAATTTGTTGCAGAAACAGATCCTGATAAAGTTCCTTTAATAGAAGATGAAGGTGAAGAAAACGTTGAGGAAGAAATTCCTGCAGCTGAAGCTGACATCGAACCTATCGTTGAGCCAACAGCTGAAGAAGAAGCTGTAGAAACAGAAGCTCCAGCTGAAGATACACAAATTTCTGCCGAAGAAGCAGTTGAGACAATTCAAGATACAGCAGAAGCAGTTGCAAATGCTGTTCAAGAAGTTGTTGAACCTACAGAAGAACAAGCTGAGGAAATTGCTGAAAAGGTTGATGAAGTAGTTGCTGAAAAGGTTGAAGAAATCTTACCTACTGAAGAAGCTGAGGCAGAAACAAACGAAGAAGATACTGATAATGCAGATATAGAAGAACCTGTTGTAGCTGAGGAAGAGCAACCAGCAGACGAAGAAGCCATTGATAATGGAGCAGAAGATGTTAAGCTATTTGATAGCTTGAAGGAAGCAATTCGTCAAAAAGCTACTTTAGAGGACCAAATTAAGTCTTTGAATAAAGAAAAGACAGTTAGTGATACTAAGGTTAAATCATTAGAAGAAGAACTTAATAAATATAAAATGGCCTTCGCAAGGGTTAGCAGTGTAGCTGCAAAATCACAATCGATAGAAAAAGAAGCAAAACAATTGCAAGAACAATTAGCTCAAAAAGATGCAAGAATCAATGAGCTAGAAGGTCAAATGAGCAATTCTAAGTCTTTGAATGAAAGCTTGAATTCTGCAAATAATGGAAAGATTAAGCTATTAACAGAAAAGATTGATGTAATGCAAAAAGAATTTGATGAAGAAAAAGCTAGTCTATCTGAGCAATTAGCAACAGCTAAACAAAAAGCAAATGATAGTATATCTGTTGCAAGACAATATAAAGCTAAGCTTGAAGAAACATTAAATAAATACATCGATTCAAAAGCAGAAATGCTTGGAGTTAGAGCTTCTGATATTAAGAGCAGACTTTCTGAGAAGTATTCAATAAAGGAAATTGATTCACTATGTGATGAAATGCTTAATGAAAGTGTTGGATTCTCAAGATTACCTTTTGGTATGAGTGGTATCAAGATTACTGAAGCAAAGGCTCCTACTCAAGTTGCAACTAAATCTCAAGAAGATGAAATTGCTGACTGGGTATTAGAAGGTGCTGGTTTGAAAAAATAACAACAAAAACAAAAAATATTAAAAAGGATACAAAAACAATGAGACAAAATCTATTAGAAACTTATGGACGTCAAATTAAGGTTGCTGAAGCTTATATTGCTAACAACTATGACGGCAAGCAAATTTCTAACAACACAAAGCTAGCTACAGCTGTATTGTTAGATAATACAAACAGATGGATTACTGAATCTATGAACACAATGGCTACAGAAAGAGCTGACTTAGGCGACTGGAAGAAATTCTGTTTAAACCTAACAAACATTGCTGTTCCTTCATTAATCGCTAACGATTTAGTTATCGTTCACCCAATGACATCTTATTCTGGATCTATCGCTTACTTAAAGTATGTTGCTAAGACAGATAAGGGCGACGTAAAGAAAGGCGACTTATTTAACGGCGTATTCGGTCTTGGAGACATGAATGAAGCTAGAATGAACTACACATCTCAAGTAATCATCGAAACTATCGGTTCTGATGGTGAACCAGCTTTAACTCCAATGGCTATCAAGAGATTCATAGATCCTAAGACAGAAGAAAAGTATGATGCTAAGATCATCAGAAATGGTGAAACAATCTACGCTAACGTAGTTGGCGGTAAGGTTGAAGGCTTAGCTGCTGGCGATAAGTTAGCTTACTTCTCTGAAGAATTCCAAATGGAACATGTTCCAGCTCAAGACATCCCAACAATTGGACCAAAGATGGAAAGAATTGCTTTGGTAGCTGAACCAAGACGTATCGCTGTTAGATATGATCAAATTACAGCTTTCCAAGCTAAGACAGACTATGGTTTCACACTTGATAAGCAAATCGCTGAACAAGCTTGTGGTGAATTAGCATATGAAATCGATACAGAAATCGTTGATATGTTATATAAGGGTGCTGGTGAAGCTAATGAAGAATTAATCTGGTCAAAGACATTACCTATCGGCGTTAGCAAGTTTGAACACTACAATGGTTTCCTTGAAATCGTTGAAAAAGCTAAGGCTATCATCTACAACAGAACAAAGAAATTCCATCCAAACTACATGGTAATCGCTGCTGACGTTCTTCCAGTTTTAAGATTCGTTAACGGATTCACAGCTGTAAAGAATGTTAAGATGAACGGTCCTTACAAGGTTGGTGAACTTGATGGTTTAAACATCTATGTATCTCCACTATTAGGTTCTGGAGAATTCTTCTTCGGTCTAAATGGTAATGACTTAATGTCATCTGCTGGTGTTTATGCTCCATATATGGCTATAGTTCCAACACAATTACTTGGAACACCAGATGGCGGTTTAGCACAAGGATTTAGCACATGGTATGCTAAGGCTTTAATCAACGAATTATTACTAGTTGCTGGTAAGATCGTTGCTTAGTCTGTAGACTATCTAAGCGAAAAATTAAGAGACCTCAATTTTGGGGTCTCTTTTTATTTATATTTTTATTAAATTTCTGCTAAATTTATTGTATAATATAATAGTTGAGTAGGAGTGGATAATACAATGAAAAGATTATTATTTGAAGATTATTTACATATGGTAGCTAAAGACGAGCTTTATAAGATTTACATTACTGAAAATAAATCTGGTCCAGATACAGCTGCTTATTTTAATATCACAACAAGTATGTTATCAAGAATCTTAAGGTATTATGAAATAAACAAACCAAAAGATTTACATACAGCTAACATTAAAAAGGTTAAACTTGATAGATATGGTGATAGCAATTATAATAATCAAGCTAAGCGTGCTAAAACTAATACAGAAAAGTATGGAGTAGATAACCAATTTAAGCGTCAAGACTTAATGACAGAAGTGCGTAGATCAAATGAAGCTAAATATGGCTCAAAAAATAATATTTACAAAAATCTTCAAACAAGAATTGAAAATAGTGGCGATTTACAAACATCTTATAAAAATCAAGTAGAAAAAATTAAACAAACGGTAAAGCTTAAATATGGGACTGATTGGGCTTCTAAGTCTGATATTGTAAAAGATAGTATTAAAGAATCCTTAAAAGAGACTTTCTTAGAAAAATACGGCTGTGAAAATTATTGGACAAGTGAAAATGCTAAACGAAGTAATGGAAGTAAGAACTCAAAAGCTAATATTAATTTTGAAGCTAAATTACAAGCAAATAATATAGCATACGAAAAGGAATTTTTACTTGAAGGCCGCTATTACGATTTTAAAGTCGAAAACTTTTTAATTGAGATAGACCCTACTGCTACACATAATGCTACTTGGAGCCCTTGGTGCAAAGACCATGGAATTGATAAATATTATCATGCTGATAAAACAGATATTGCAGTTAGAAATGGCTATCAGTGTATTCATATTTGGGACTGGGATGACCAAGATAAAATTATAAATACATTCTTGAAGAAAAAACCAGTTATAGGTGCTAGAAAGTGCACAATAAAGCTTATTAGTGCACAAGCTGAGGCTGACTATTTAAATAAATACCATTTTCAAGGATATACAAAATCTGATGTTGCACTGGCTCTTATTTATAATGATGAAATAGTTATGCTTATGACATTTGGCAAGCCACGTTACAGCAAAAAATATCAATGGGAATTGATTAGACTTTGTGGAAGTGCTATAGTAGTTGGTGGCAGCGAAAAGCTATTTAACTACTTTGTTGAAAATTATAATCCAGATTCAATAGTAAGCTACTGTGATCTCAGCAAGTTTGAAGGCAATATTTATATTAACCTTGACTTTAAGAAAATTAGTAGAGCTATAGGTAGACATTGGTATAATATTAAATTACAAGACCATATTACAGACAAGCTTTTATTTAAGCGTGGATTTGATGCCTTGCTTGGAAAAACATTTGGTTGTTATGGCACAGGCACAAGCAATGAGGAGCTAATGCTAACACATAACTTTGTTGAAGTCTATGACTGTGGACAAGCTACCTATGTATGGAATAAATAATAGCTCAATATATGATTATCAGAAAAGCAGTTATACATTTGGCTGCTTTTTTTATTTATGCTTGAAAATGGGCTTATAACGAGCCCAGATTTTGTTTTATACTTGCATATTCATAAGCTAAATTATACGATCGCTTAAAAGGAGAGCTAAAATGCCTAACACACAACCAGCTGAAGTTATAAGATTAAATAGTAGTGGTAAGCTAACTTATTATAAGAGCCCAACTGGTAGACTTTCACTACCTCGCGGCTGCACAGGAGTAGCTGATGATGCTTTGAAAAATAATCTTGACATCAAATATTTTGATACTTATTATAATGGCACTGATATAGGTCGCTTTGCATTTGCTTTTGCTTCAAACTTACAAAGAGCTATATTAAGAACTGGTGTGACTACGATAGGTACAGGCGCTTTCCAACAATGTAGTAAATTACAATATATGATTATGCCTAGCACAATAAATAGCTTAGGTGATCAAGTTTTTCATTACTGCTCAGAACTTAAACATGCTGACCTTAGCGAAACACAACTAACAGTATTGCCTACATATACTTTTAGCTTTTGTGAGCAATTAAAAGCTGTAGATTTACCAGATAAAATGGATGAGATAGGGCGTAATGCTTTTCAGTACTGTGGGGCGTTAAAAACTATCAAGCTACCAAATGCACTTAGAGTAATTGACAGCGAAGCATTTAAGAATAGTGGTCTTGTAGAGCTTACAATACCAAAAGCAACTGGAGTTATAGGCATTTGTAGTTTCTTTGAGTGTAAAGACCTAACAAGGCTTAATTTTGAAGCTGATTCTGTTCTTGAGGCGATAGGCACAGAGGCTTTTGCTAAAACAAACTTGATAGATATACATATACCTGCTTCAGTACAAGTTATTGAAAAAAATGCTTTTGCTAACTGTAAAAACTTAGTTAGTGTAAGCTTTGGCTCAGATGCACAAATGTCAATGCTTGCTAATACTGTTGAAATATTTAATGGCTGTGAAAAATTAGCTAAAATAGATTTTCCAAGGCATGCTTTTCATAGAGTGCCAGGCACTAATCAATGAGAAGCATATAAAAAGTAAGGAGTTATAGATGAGTGATTTTGTTATATCAAATAATGCATTACTTAAATATACTGGCAACGAAAAAGATGTTGTCATACCAGATGGTGTAATAGATGTTGTTGATATGGCCTTCAAAGATAACTATACTATAGAAGCTGTATTTATTCCTGCTTCAGTGCATAGTGTTGGTAGAGGTGCTTTTACTGGCTGCAAAAATTTGAAGGTAGTTAGATATGTTAAAGATGGTAACTGAACAGTTATTGGAGAAAGCGCTTTTGAAGACTGCGAATCATTAAACTATATACACCATGCAATGCCTAGCAAAAACATACTTGAAAATCATTTACCAAATAAATTAACAACAATAGGAGCAAAAGCTTTTAAAGGTTGCAAGTCATTACAAAGCATTGTTGTGCATCAAAAGGTTACTGATATAGAGCATAGTATATTTAGCCACTGCTTAAGCTTAAAAAGTGTTGTTTGAATGGGCAAGCCCGATGATGGTGACTTACCAAGTTGGACTTTCTTTATGTGCACAAGCTTAGAAAATGTATACTTGCCAGATTCACTAATATTTATAGGAGACAACTGTTTTAATTGCTGTAGTGCGCTATCATATATATCTATGCCAAGAAATCTTTCAGTAGTTTGTAAGAAAGCATTTAAAAGTTGTGTAAGTTTAACTAGCCTTACATTACCAAAAGAAACGTATATTATTGAAGAAGGTGCTTTTGAAAATTGTATTGACCTTCACAATATTACTTTCTTGACAGATGCTTGAAATATGAGAATTGAGGACAATGCTTTTAATAGCTGCAGTAGTTTAACAACTGTCAAATTTAGCTCAGATAAGTTAAAAGATAGGCTAAATGATGCTAATAAGATATTTGTTAACTGTGACTCACTTAATAAATTTGAATTCCCATCAGGCTCTTTTGAAAAGTCTTTTGGTAAATGAGTATTTAATAAAAAAGACTAATACATACTTAAAATTTTGATAATAATATGAGCTAATTTTAGGCTCATATTTTTTATGGTGTGAGCAGTATTTTAAGCTAAATTATATAGCAACAACTTTTTGGAGATAATTAAAGATGTCAGATCGCGCCGTTAGAAGCACACATTATACATATATGATAAATGATAGTCATACATTGTTTAAAGTTTATCCAAATTTTGAACAACATGCATGGGACTACCAAGTAGATGTGCCAGATGACGTACTTGCTATAAATACTGATGTATTCAAAGGTAAGAAAGTACAATCAATCTGTTTGCCTAATGATATGACAGAGATAGATAGACAATCTTTTGAGCTTTGCACGAACTTATTTGACGTTCATTTTCCAGACTATCTTGAAACTATTGGGCCTCATGCATTTAGAAACTGCACTAAGCTTGAAATATCTTTAGATTTTCCACAAATTTTACAGACTATTGGTGGAGATGCTTTCAATAAGTCTGGCATTAAAAATATATACAATTTAGGTAATGTGTCTGTCATACAGTCTCAAACATTTATGAACTGCCCTAATTTAACAACTGCTGGCCTAAGAAATAGCCCTATAACATCAATTGGACTTGGAGCTTTTTATGGCTGTAAGAAGTTAAACCGTGTGGGCCTTCCTGAAACACTGGAACATATTGGTGGTAGTGCTTTTGCTAACTGTAGCGACTTATACTGAATACAAATACCTGCAAAAGTAGATAGTATTGCAACTAGAGCTTTTGAGAATTGCACAAGATTAACTGAAGTCGAATTTATGTCAGATGACCAAATGAAAATATTATATAGAGTTAATGACATTTTTGGTGGATGTAACAGCTTGCATAGATTAGCGTTTCCATCTAAAGCTTTTGTTAAAGAAGATGATGACAAGTGGCATGCTTATGCTAGAAAAGAAGCAGACGAAAAGAAATGGGAGACTATATTTAACTAATGAATTTTACAATAACAGACAAAGACCATAAATTAGTATCTTACTCAGGCCAAGCAACAGAAGTAAATATGGTGAATGAACCTGCTGAAATAATTTCAGACTGTTTTGAGGGTCAGAGCTGAATTAAGTTTGTAAAGCTGCCAACTTGTGTAAAAGAGCTAGAAGACGATTGCTTTCATCACTGCGAAAATTTAACTGGCATAACATTGGGCACAAGACATGAGCTAACAAAAATTGGGAATAGTGCTTTCTATGGCTGCACAAAATTAAACTATACAGGCATTATTCCTGACTCAGTAGAAAAGATTGGTGATAATGCTTTTAGAGAATGTCAAAGCTTAACAAATGTTTGGTGTGAAGCTAATATTCAAACTGTGCCAAGTAGCTGTTGAGAAGGTTGTGTAAGCTTAAATGATGTTGAGCTTTTTAATGCTGAAACTATTAGTGGCTTTGCATTTCACAACTGCAAAAACCTAAAGGCTATTAACTTACCAAATAATTTAATCAGAATTTATAGTCAAGCTTTTCTTGACTGCGAATCCTTAACACATATAACTATTCCAGCAAAGGTTAACTATATTGGCACAAGTGTTTTTAATGGTTGCAGAAGCTTACATACGCTGGAATTTATGGGTGACGATAATAGTGGAGGGTTAGCTATTTGTGAATATGCTTTTGCTGGTTGTAATGCTTTAACAGAAGTTAACTTCCCTAAAAATATTGCTGAAATAAGAAGAGGCGCATTTATGAATTGTCATAATCTTGAAAGAGTATCTTTTGGTGATGACAGAAATATAAATATATTAAGTGAATGTGATAAGATATTTTTTGGCTGTGAAAAATTAGCTGAAATAGATTTTCCAAGCTTCGCACTAAAAAAAGATTTAATATTAAGAAAATGGGTAAAGGTAGATAAATAATGCCACAAATAGACACTCAAAAAAAGATATATGAAAAAGCTGACAGAGATGTTACTCTTGTCAGAGTTCCAGCTGATATTGAAGCTATTGGCTATGATGCTTTTACTGGCACAGAGGTACAGCATGCAATTTTGCCTGATGGCTTAAGAACAATTGGTAGCTCAGCTTTTTATGACTGCGATAAGCTAAAAGTCTGTGTAATACCAAAGACTGTTGACCTAATTGGAGATAATGCTTTTTATGGTTGTAAAAAACTAGAACTTATTGATGTGGATAACTCATCACCTTATAACCAAGTTATACCAAAAACTGTAAAATCAATTGGGCAAAGTGCTTTTGCAAAATGCTTAACATTTACTTCAGTTGATTTTGAAGCAAGTTGTTCTTCGGTGCCATCGGGCTGCTTTTATGACTGTAAACGCATAGACGAATTTAATTTAACTGGGTCTACTGTAGAATATATTGGAGCAAATGCTTTCTATGACTGCTCAGTTATGGAAACAATACACCTACCAAAAACATTAAAAACAATTGGTATTAACGCTTTCTTTAACTGCAAAAACTTAGACCATATAGACTTGCCAAATACAGCTACAATGTTATACCCAGGTGCTTTTATGAACTGTTTTAATATGACTTACTTCAAGATAGATGATGCAAATAAGTCAGAACTAAAAATAATAGGTGCAAATGCTTTCTGCAACTGTGAGAAAATAAAAGCTATTGTTATTCCAGCTAAAGTAGAAATAATTGGTGAAGATGCCTTTAATTGCTGCAAGAGTTTAGAGCATGTTGTATTTAAGGATAATACACAAATAAAGCTATTGGATAGAGTTGATAAAATCTTTACAGAATGTCCAAGTCTTAGAATACTTGAGTTCCCAGATTTTATGTTAGTAAAAGATAGCTTATTAAAGAGATGAATAAAGGTGGATAATTAATGAGCAACGTAGGTAAAACTATTAACTTAGGGCCATGAGTAATAAGTAAAGGGACGGGCATTAATGGCAAAGATAGAGCCATTGGTTGAGATGGCTCACAAGATTTACCTACAGCTTCTGTATATGTTCCTGATACAATTTCAACTATTGAAACAGGCTGTTTTAGCAGAAAAGAGAAGATAAAGAGAATAGACTTTAAATATACAGAACAAATTAATGAACTTTCTTGTAATGAGATGCCTAATTTAGCAGCTGTATACCTAAGACCTAATACTGTTAATATTGGTTATTCTGCTTTTGAGGGCTGTGAAAAGTTATCTACTATAAAATGGGACTGACAATATCATGATACACCCAGATGTATCATGAAAGCTGCTTTTGCAGGCACCGGTATTAAGTTCTTTGATTGGCCAGAAAATTGTCATATAATAGATGCTAAAATGTTTGCGAATTGTAAGCAACTTGAAGCCATTCATATTCCGGCTGATGTTGACAGCATTTGGTCAGATGCTTTTGAAGGCTGCGAAAACCTTGGTGTAGTTCGCTTTGAGTCAGACAAACAAATAGGCTTAGTGGCACAACCAGAAAAAATTTTTAAGGGCTGTAATAAATTATATATGATAAGATTTAAGACTTTTGCTTTATCAAACCGTACTGGCACTTGAAAAGTCATTCCAATAAAAGAAGATGTAGATGAAGCTTTAGATTTATCTACTATTCCAGGTATTGGAGCTGCTCTAGACGGACCTGTATATTATAATGGCAGTAGCAAATATAAAGAAAGCTTTGCTAACAATAACCATACAGTTTGGCTAACAGATGATAAGCTATATGCTAAGTCTTATGCTTTAGGCGACTCTGACAAAGGCTATTTATATACTTGCAATATAAAGAAGCTAAAACTTTTAGATGTAGGTGATAGCTCTTACAAGGTATTTGTAGGCAATGATTATTCAGAGGCTTTTCTAAAAGTAATAAGTAAGCTTGATATTAGCTTAGCTGAAACTAAAAAGCTAGTAAGTGATGCTGCAGCTGAAATGGTAAAAGGCAAAAAAGACTTATATGTATACACTATTTTACGCTCAAATGCTTTCAGAGATATAGCTAAAAATCTTGGTTATGATGGCATAAAAGCAGTTGAATATAATAACTCTGGCAATAGGTACTCCGATACAATTGGTGTATTTGATGGCAGAAATATAACTATTAAAGATACACAAGAGGTTTCAAGATAATGACTAATACAGATTTTGAAATATTAAATGGAGCCTTAATAGATTATAAAGGCACAGACACGGATATTATTTTACCTGATGAAGTTAAGATAATAGCCAATGGTGCTTTTTATCCTAATACTACAATTAAAAGCGTAGACTTTGGCAATCATGTAACAACAGTTGGAGAAAATGCTTTTAAGGGTTGTGAGAACTTAACAACAATTAAAAATTGAGATAGCGTTATACATATACTTGAAGATGCATTCTATGGCTGTAAGAGCTTAAAAATCGAAGGCCTACCAAAAGAATTAGTTGATGTTGGCAATAGTGCTTTCTATCAATGTGCCAGCTTGGGTAAGTTTAATGCTGGACCTGACTTAATTAAAATTGGTAATGAAGCTTTTAAATGAACAGCCTTTACAGAAGATGTGCTTATACCTGATAGTGTAGCTGCTATTGGGGGACAAGCATTTGACCACTTAAAAACAAAGTGCTTAACAATAAATGCTGATATAACAGATTTTCCACCAAGACTATGCCAACATTGCAGAGCTGAAAAAGTAGTTATAAACAGCCCTATAGAAAGCTTAGGTATTGCAGCATTTTTAGAAAGTCGTCATCTAACAGATGTAAAGCTACCTGATACATTAACATTTATAGACAATAGCGCATTTAGAGACTGTTTTGAATTAAAGTCAATAATTATACCACAATCTGTTGACACTATTGGTGAAAGAGCATTTAAGAATTGCCTTGCCTTAACAGGAGTATTTATTGAAGCAGGCAGTGTATTAACTGATATTAAAGAGCATGCTTTTGAATACTGCACAAGATTAAAAAGTATAGTGATACCAGATAAGGTAGACTATATTGCAGATGCAGCTTTTGCAAACTGTTTTGATCTAACTAAATTAGTATTTACAAAAGATGCTCAAGTAGATATAATAGAGCAAGCTACTGACTTATTTAAGGGCTGCAGAATGTTAAATGAAATTACTTTTGAAACATTTGGCTTCTTTAGACCAGATCAGTCTAATAAGAAACTATATAACACAACAGACAAAGATCCTTGAAAGATTATGAGGTTTTAATAAATGGCAGAACAAAAATTTAGAATAACATTAGATGGAACACTATTTAAGTATAATGGCAAAGACCCTACTGTAGTAATACCTGCCAATGTTGTAAGAATTGGTCAGTCAGCTTTTGAGCAAAATAATTATATAAAACAAGTAATCTTGCCAGAGGGCTTAGAAGAAATTGATATAAGAGCTTTTTCAGACTGTAAGAACTTGGAAAGATTTGTGCATTTACATGAAACTAAGCTTTCTTATATAGATGGTTGTGCTTTTGCAGGTTGCGAAAAATTAGAAACTATGACACTACCACCAACATTAGCTACATTAAAACCAAATGTATTTTGGGAGACTGGGTTAATAAATATTAGAATACCAGAAAAAGTTACTAAGATTCCGCATGAATTATTTAAAGACTGCAAAGACTTAGTGACAGCTATATTTGATGCCACTGACAACATTGAATTTGATGACGATGTTTTTAATGGCTGTGATAACTTAAAGTATATCATGTTTGCGAGTGATGATGCAGTAAGATTATTTGAAAACCCTGCTAGAATATTGGGCTCAGCTAAACCAGACTTTATTACATTTGCTACATTTGGGCTTATTAGAAACCCGGCTGAAAACAAATGGTTTTATGCTAAGCGAGATGAAAAAGGTAATTTTAGTGTGAGGTAATAAATGTCTAATACAGATTTTGACACATTAAATAATGGCACAATGATACTACACTATAAAAGCAAAAATCATGGTGTTTATATTCCAGCAAAAACCGAAGTAATTGCACAAAATGCATTTAAAGACTGCATACAAATACATAGTGTAGATATTGAGCCAAACTCTAAGCTTTGAAAAATATGTACAGATGCTTTTGCTAACTGCTTAAATGTTGAAAAAATATATCTTGAGCATGCACCTCTAACACATATTAGCATGTATGCTTTCAATAATTGCTGTGACTTAAAACGTATTTATTTTTCTACAAACCCACCTAAAGAAGAGCTAGACCTTGGACTTGGTGCTTTTATAAATTGCTCTAAATTAGAAGAAATAGTTTTACCAGATAATTGCCATACAATTAAGACTACTACATTTGCTTATTGTAGAAAGCTTAAAAATGTATATCTAGGTCCTGAAATAGACTACATTGATGATACAGCTTTTATTGACTGTAAAGAGCTTCAACTAATAGCTTTTAAGAGCAGAGAGAATATAAAACTACTTGATAAAAACTTAGACTGACTAAAAGGATGTCCAAACATAAGATACTTAAGATTTGGAAATATACAGCTTGTTAAAGAATATGCTCATGATACATGGATACTTGATAAGCTACCAGATAACTATACACCAGATTGGTAAAGGAATATAACTAATGCGTGATTTTGATATAAGAGACAACATATTATATGCTTATAATGGTATTGAGACTAAGGTTGTTATACCAGCTGAGGTTGAAGCTATAGAATTAGAAGCATTTAATAACAACACTAATATAGAGGAAATATCATTAGAGGCAGGATCTAAGCTTGAATGGATAGGTGCCAGAGCCTTTAAAGACTGCACAAGATTAACTGATGTCAACTTATCTAACACTAAGACGCTACACAAAATAGCTGTTATGGCTTTTAGTGGCTGCAAAAGCTTAAGAAGATTTTTCTTTAGTGAAGACACAGATGGAAAGGCAGTTGATATTGGTATGTATGCTTTTGCTCATACAGGACTATTAAAGATAATAATACCTGATGGCTGCACAAGGCTACGTGATTTTACTTTTAAGGGCTGCAAAGACCTGCTATCAATAACATTTGGGCCAGATATGAACTTTATACACCCGACAGCTTTTGAATACTGCTCTGGTTTATTGGGTGTTAAGTTTGCGAGTGATAGTCAAATAAAACTGCTAAATAATGTAAAAGCTACTTTTGATGACTGTTCAGACCTACTTTTTTTCACTTTTGAAACATTTGGCCTATATAAAAATAAATATGGCAAATGGCAAAAAGGCAAGGTAGAAGACGGAAAATTTATAGATGCAAAATTAGATTAAGGGGAATATAAAATGGAAAAGGATAAGACATATTTAGCTATAAATAAAAATGATGCAATCAGAACAATGAGCTCTTCTGGTGGTGTTTTTTATGCTATTGCAGAATATATACTGCAAAATAATGGTATTGTTTTTGGAGCTGCTTGAAATAAAGATTGGCTTGTAGATATGTGCTACGTAGATAAATTAGCTGACTTACCAAAATTAATGGGGTCTAAATATGTTAAAGCTGATAATAAACACACATTTGAAGAATGCAAACATTTTTTAGATATAGGAAAACTAGTATTATATACTGGTACACCATGTCAGATAATGGCTTTAAAATATTATTTAAAAAAACCATATACAAATCTAATAACAATTAATATTGCTTGCTATGGCACTTTACCTGTCTCTATTTGAAAAGAATATTTAAATAGTATTTCTAAAAAGAACGCTACAATAAGCAGTATCAACATGCGTAGTAAAGCTAATACAGACTGAAATAACTATAATTATGTAGTAACATACACTGACGGTAGTAGGCTAGAGGAAAATCACTTAAATAATAGCTACTCAAAAACATACCTATCTGCAAAGTATTTTAATAGTAGCTGTTATAACTGTAAAGCTAAAACTAATATAGCTTCAGACTTAACTATTGGCGATTTTTGAGGTGTTAAAAAAAGTTTTCCAACAATTGATGACAAAAAGGGTGTTAGCTTTATAATAGCTAATACAACTTCTGGCAATGACTTGCTATTTAAAATTAATAGCTTAGCATTATCTGAAACAAGTATAGCTGCTATACAGCCTTATAATAAAGGTATTCAAGATAAGCTAAATGTGCAACCTGAGCCATATAAAAGCTTATTAAAAGCTAATAAAAAAGTAGCTGTTGTCACTATGAATTTACACTTTAATATAGGCACAGCATTGCAAGCATATGCTTTACAAAAAACAATTAATAAGCTTGGATATGACTGTGATATAATTACATGAAGAAGACCAGATAGACTTAGCTTTTGTGACAAATATATAAAAATGAATATTTTGCCTACAGCGGCAGATTATAATACTATAAAAGCTACTGATTATGATATTTTTATAGTTGGAAGCGACCAAATCTGAAGAAAAAATACAAGTATTAATGACTATAAGGATAACTATATAAGCTATCCATTTTTAGCTTTTACAGCTGGCTGAAATAAGGTTCGCTTTTCATATGGAGCATCTTTTGGCTTAGGCAATGATAACTGACAATATACACCTACGGAAGATAAGCAATTAGCTAGTCTATTACAACAATTTAATGGCGTGTCTATAAGAGAAGCTATATCAAAAGCTGACTGCCAAAAGCATTTTGGTATAAAAGCTGCACAAGTGCTAGACCCTACAATGCTTTTAGCAGCAACAGACTATCTTGAACTATGTAAAGGTATCCCCAAAAAGAAATCAAATAGCATATTTAAATATATTTTACAGCCCACATCAGAAAAAGATAGTTTTATAAGCACTACAAGCAAAAACACAAATATGTCAGTATTCCAACACAACAAAACTGATGTTATAGACTGGCTAGCATCATTTAGAGACTGTTCACTTGTGATAACTGACTCATTCCATGGTGTGCTATTTGCTATTATTTTTAATAAACCTTTTATATACTGAAGCAATAGAGACAACGGAAACATACGCTTTGAATCTTTGGAGTCAATGTTTAAAATAGCTGATAGAAATATTAATAATAGCACTTTTGTACTAACTAAAGAGATACTTAATCCACCTAATATTAGCTATTCTAAGTTACTTGCTAATAGTATGAATTATTTATCTACTAATTTAAATAGCACACCTAAAACATTAAGTACTATTAACGCTAACAAATTAAATTGGCAAGCTAATAATAAGAAGGCATGAATGCTTTTTTTGAGCTCTGATAATTATATTTATTATGTATTAAATGTATATAAGTCTCTTCTTACACATGGCACAAAGTATGCTGTATGCTGCGGCTATACTGATGAAGTTAGTCAAAATACTATAGATATTTTAAATGCCTGTGGCATAATTACTTTTAAGTTAGATACAAAAAATATAATTCCAAATGGTATTTCACTTAAAAAAATATCAAATTGAGTAAAAGCTTTTACTAAGCTAGGCCTATTTAAGAATCAGCTTAAACTTGATAAAATGGTTTATCTAGATTCTGACTTGGGCATTTATTCAAACATAGATGAGCTTTTTGATAAACCGCATATGAGTGCAGTGCTTGATGGTGCACCACTACCAAATAGAAAGCCAGGTCCTTATGTTATTGGAGATTCTATCTTCTGTAGTGGACTATTTGTCTGAGATTTTAAAAATACTAATGATGCAAATAAAATTTTAAAGCTGCTTCCTAAATTACCTGACAACATTGCATGACATGATCAAAATGTATTAAACTACTATTTTAATAATTGACAAGAAAAAAATGAATTGCACCTTGACTATACATACGGCCTTATGACTACTGGTCCTAAATTTAAATATGTAAACCCTAATCGTAAAACTAACTGGCCAAAAGTTATTCACTATATAGCTGGTCAAGGAGAAAAGACTAAGATGCCTTTTATAGCTTCAAAATTTTATCTACAAGATTGATGCGATTTACCTATTATTGATGAGTACTATGCTGAAATTAATAAATCTGTTATTAGTTTAATGCATGAATGCGGCTTTGAACTTCCACTTATAAACCTTAAAAATATTATTCACAAAAAGCCAACAATAACTGCACAGTCAAAGTGCATTCCATTAGCACCTATATCAAATATAACACATATATCAAAACCAGCTATAAGAGTTGAAACACACAATGCTCATAAATCAAACTACTACTTATACTTTTAGAGGAATATAATGTTAAAAAAATGTTTTGGAATTATTAGCTGACTTCCAGATGAAGAACAAGCTAGAAAAGAAAGAAAAGCAAGATTAGATAGACTTATTAAGCAACTTAATGAGCTATGACCAGATATTGACATCTTAATAGTAGCTCAAAACTGAGGCAGACTAAAGGTACCAAAAGTGAGTAATAAAATAATAGTTAAAAGATATAATCCGCTTGGAATTTTAGGTGCAAGAAAAGCTTTAAGAGAGGAATTTTTAAATCTTGACTATGATTATATAATTACTTTTGATGATGATGCCATTATAGAATGCTCAGCAGAGACTGCAGCAGATGACTATATGAAAGCTATTGATGCTCACCCAAATGGCTTCTGCTTTATTCACTCAGGAATTAAGAACTATACATTTGATGATTATAAGGCTGCACAGCTAAATTTATGTGCAATTTCTAGGTACGTATTTGAAAAAGCACCTTATGTTGATGTAGATCCGCAAAAGAACGAAGCTTTTGAAGACCATACATATGCTTATTATTTGCATGTTAAATTTGCTGCTTGCGAGTTTATGCCTCCTGAAACTATAACTCATGTGCAGTTTCTAAACAAAAATGAGCCTGTGCCTTCTACTTGAAACAGACAGCCAGGCCTTAGAACAAACCACTTAGTAAGCAATACTCATGCTATCTTAAGATATATCAAAGAGCATGGAGAACTGCCTACAGATATTCATAAATTTATTGAAGACTATCAAAGAAGTATACCTGAAGTTAAAGTTAACCCAACACTGGCTCCTCCAAAAACAAGCGACGATAGGATATTTGTTAAGTCTAAGCCAAGAATTGGTATACAAGTTTCAGGTGCTCATAAAACTAATTATTTATATTTTTAATGTATAATTTAATATGAATGCTTGAATGTTTTTCTTAAGCTCTAATGACTATTATATTTATATGCTTTTAGGTGCGTATAAAAACCTATTGGATACTAAAACTAAGTACCCTATTTATTGTGCCATAACAAAAGATGTTAATGCTAATACAAGACAGATTTTACAAGCTGTTGGTATAAACATATTAGAGCTTAATACAAATTTTATACTATCAACAAGTACCCTCAAGAATACTAACGAAAGTGGATTAACAGCTTGATATAAAAGTGCATTCCCTAAGCTAGCTTTATTTGACACACAAGTTGAGGAAAAGTTTGACAAGATAGTTTATTTAGACACTGACCAATGAATTAAGCAAAATATAGATGAAGTTATGGATATGCCACACATGACAGCAGTTATAGATAGATCACCAAAGCCACTTATTACTGAGTATACTTTGGGAGCTTCTATTTTTTGCTCAGGTATGTTTGTATGAGACTTTAAAGAAAACCCTCATTTAGGACATAACTTAGTTAGATACATAGATGACTTAAACCCAAATGTTTCTTGACATGATCAAAGTGTTTTAAACTACTGGTACAGAGATTGGAATAAGCACCCAGAGCTTCACTTAGACTATCATTATGGAGCTATGAACCACTTAGAAAACTGCGGCTACATGTGAGATGACCCTTCTATTAAAGTATGACACTTCACCACAAGAAATAGAACAGATTGGCCTTTCTACAGTAGAGTGGAGCTACCAAAAACTTATGTAGGCTTCAAAGAGTGAGTTGCAAGTATAGCTAATACTATTATTGAATTTAATGAAGCTTATAATTTGCATATGGTTATACCAAATGCTAATAACTTAAAATAAAACTAAATATCAGCCACATTTTAATAAAGCAGCGCAAGTTGCTTTATTTTTTATTTGTTTAGCTGCATTTTCTGCTAAATTAATTAGCTGGTTTGTGATATACACAAACTTATATAAAATATAAGAGGAGAACTAATGGAGCTACAAGATTTAATAGAAGAAACTCGTAATGCAATTACTGGTGGCGGTGTGCTTGAAAGCGATTTAGAAGATGCTCAATATAAAGCTATTGTAAACCAAGTGCTAAGAGAAGTTGGCCGCTATTGGGATGAGTCAAAGTTCATTACTGTGCCTTTTGCTAAGTGCATTGACTTGAAAGACTTTAATTGCAGCTCAGTTGTAAAGGTTTATAGAACAGCTGCTGTAGGATCTTCTACAGGTGGCACTGACTTGCTTGACCCTGCTTATGCTCAACAATGATTATTATTTAGCTCTGGCGGAACTATGTATAACCTAAGCGAGTATATTTTAAACTATGCTTCTTGGAGCACACTAAACCAAATTAGAAATACACTTTCAACAGATATGTCTTTTATAGAAGATACACATGAAAAAAAGCTATACATCAATAACTATATGGCAAACCCTGGAATGGTAACTATTGAGTATATTCCAAAGATACCAACTATTGAAGATGTAGAAAGTGATTACTGGATTGATATTATAACAAGAATGTGTGTTGCAACAGCAAAGATCTGGGAAGGCAGGATTAGATCAAGATTTAAACATTCAGGTGCTCAATGGGAGCAAGATGGTGATGCACTTCTTGCCGAGGGCAATGAAGAGCTAAAAGAATTAAGAGACAGATTAAGAGATAATTCTAACTTAATTGGACCTATAAGTTCAGGAAGTTACTAAAAATAAAAAATAAAACTTATTAAATAAGGAGAAATAAAATGAAAGAGCCTGTTAGCAAATTTAATATGGAAGCCGCTTTTAAAGCTTTAGAGGAAATTGATGTTCCTAAGGTATCTGGCGGTATTGTGCCAAATAGAATTGACCTAAAGGAATCAATGAGAGTAGTGCCTCAAACAGATGTATTGTTTGAAGAATACTATGACCTAAACAGTGCAGAAGATGTTGATACAGCTAAGGAAGAAAGAGAGGCTGAAGTAGCTAAAGCTAAATTGGCAAGAATCGAAAAGATTGTTGATTTAGATGCTGAAACAGAGGATGATATTCTTCCTTCTTATGTTGGTAAGATGATTGTGCAATGCCCACAATGTATGACATTATTCTACAAAAACCCAGAAGACATTGAATACTCTGAGGAGAACCCAGATGTTGTAAACATTAATGAAGTTTGTCAACACTGCGGAAATACTTCAGGATATACATTAGTTGGTAAGGTAGACAAAGTTGGTGAAGACGAAGCCGATAAGTATGATACTGATGAAGTAGAAGACATCTTAGATGCTAAGGCTGAAGCAAATGATGAAGAACAACCTGCTGAAGAACCAGCACAAGAAGAAGCACCTGCAGAAGAAAATACAGAAGAGCTTCCAGAACTACCAGAACTTCCAGCTGAGGAAGAGGAAGAAAAAGAAGAAACTAATGAAAGCTTAAATAATTCAGAACTATTAAAAGATGCTGAAAAGAATAGCGAATTAGCAACTGAAAACAAGTCTGAAAATCTTACATTAAATGAAGACCTTCCAGCTGAAGAAATTACAACTGATGATGTAGCTGACGCACAAGCTGAAATTGAAGCTGAAGAAGAAGTTGCTGATAATGAAACTGCAACTGATGAGACTACAGAAAAAGTATTAGATGCTTTGAATGATATGGATGAAAGTATCAATAATTCAGAGCTTTTAAAAGACGCTGAAAAGAACTCAGAGCTTGCAACAGAAAATAAATCTGAAAATTTAACACTTAATGAAGGTGTTACAGTTGAAGTAGATTTAGCTGATGTTTATGAACCATGGCAAGGAGCTGTAGATACTTGGAATAAAATTGTAGAAGCTGATGCAGTTGAAGCATTTGAAGATTACCTAAAAGATAGCTTCCCAGATGGCAATGACTTAACATTAACAAAGATTAATGATATTCTATGGTTTGATGGAGATCAAGTATTAGAATACTTAGGCCTTGCTGAAGGTGAAGAAGTTGACGAAGGTTTAACAGAAGCTTCTAAAGCTGAAGGACAATTAGATGACCTATTAGATAGCCCAGAATTCAAGAAGCCAATTTCTGATGAAGAAGTTTCAAAATATTTGGAAGCATTAAACAGAATGTCTGAAGCTTGTGAAAATGGTAAAGGTGAAGAAAAGCCATTAGAAGAATGTGATAAGCAACCTCTACAAGAAGCTGAAGAAGATAAAGCTGCTGAGGAAAATGCTGCTGAGGACGCACCAGAAGCCCAAGAAGAAGTAGAAGTAGCTGAAGTAGAAGAAACACCAGCCGAAGAAGAAACAGCTGAAGATGAAGCTAATACAGAAACTGAAGAACAACCTACAGAAGATGCCACATTCACAGCTGAAGAAGTTAAAGATATTGCAGAAGATGTTGCTGAACAAGCTGCTGAAGAAACAGTATCTATTGAAAATGACATCCCTGCTGAAGAAGTTAAGCTTGATGGTGAAATCCAAGATAGAGTTGCTGATTTAGCTGATGAAGCTGTAGATAATGCAGTTGAAGCAAAAGCTGATGAAGAAACTGAAGAAGTTGCTGAAGAGACAGTAAAAGAAGAGCAACCTGAAGAAGCTGAAGAAGAAGCTAATGATGATGAAGAAGTAGTTGCTCTATTAGGTGAAATTGATGATGCTTCTATTGAAGAATGCTTAAATAAATCTTTACAAGAAGTTTATTCAAATGTAGAAAACTTTAAGTTAGCTTCTAAAGCTATTAATGAACAAAAAGATTTAGTAGTTGAAGGAACAATTAACTTTAAGTCTGGAAAACAAAAAGCAACAAGATATATCTTTAATGAATGCGTATGTGATGAAACACCAGATGCTGTTATTATTGAACTTAAGGGCGTAAATAATGACTTAGCTGATGATGGTGTGTTTGTATTAAACTGCAAAGGATGTAAAGATGCACCTATGATGGCAGAAAGCTTCTCATACAACTATCACATTGGTGAAACATTAGTTGAAGGACTAATTAAATAATAATATATAATAATGGAAAAGGAATTCGATAAGTACGGTATACTGCTTAATAAAGATATTAAGCTTCATAGAAAACATTTTAAGGAATTTGCAAAATTTCATGGTATAAATTGCATTTATCGAGCTCCTATCCAAGGAAAGACTTTTGATGCCCATGGAGACTTAGAAGCTAACTATCAACCTGGTGTTATAGTGCCTACTATATTCCATGAACACCCAGACCAAAAGACAATGAAAAAGATGGGCTGGGTAGCTGAGCTTCAAGAGAATGAAATACTAATAGAAGTACCTTATGACTTAGCTGATATTCAAGTAGGTGCTTTATTTATTGTGCCAAGTGGTATAGATAATGCTGAAGGAAGAGTATTCCGTGTAATCAGTATGCAAACAATAATGGTATATCCTTATGCTATTACTTGTGCTATTGCTCCTGAATACTTTGATAGAGACGAGCCTAACTTAGTGCACGACTTCAAGCAAGAAAACTTTACAATGCTTATTGATAACGAGGAAGACGACTAATATGTTTGAGTTAAACGAAAAGTTTATATTAGATGAATCTAAAGCAAGATTTGTTTTGCTTGAAGCCGGCGAAGCAGAGGCTCAGCCACAAGCGGCTACACAAACACAAGAAGTAAATACAGCTGAAGCTGATAGTATTATAACTACTGTAACAAAACAATTAAATTCAGTAAAATATGCGTTAGATCATATACAAGACCTTATTTCAAGAACTGACAATGCTGCAGATGACCTTGCAAATAATTATCTTGCAAAACTTGAAACGGAGCAATCAAATAAAGGCAGCCGTGAAAAAATTATGGGTGCTATATCTGAGATACGAAAATTTTTTGATAATAATGTAGCTGATAATGTTAAAAATAGAGCAGATATAGAAACTTTATGTAGAAAGTGGCAAGATAGAGATGACGCAGGTGATGTGGCAAAAGATAGCATAAAAGAATTTGAAACAGACCTAAATAAAATACTCGCTGTATTAAGAACATTAACTATTAAAGATAATACTAAAGAAAGCTTAAATACAGCTAAAGAATACTTTGATGCAATATATAATATTATTTCAGTTAATAGTAAGAATGGTTTAAGCTTCAGATCTCCTGCTGTTTTTGAAAACTATAAAGAATTGCTTACAGAACTTGCTGACAATATCAGTGCATTTAGTCAAGGTTTATTAAATAATGCTGCAATAAAAAGTCTATTAAATGCCAATGATGCTAATAGCATTAAAGTATCTGATGCTCTTGATAAGAACATTACTGCACTAGCTAATAAAATTAATGACTTATATAAAGTATGCTATCCGATATTAGCTGACATAAAGACTATACAAGCACAACAAGCACGAAAAAAGGCAAATAAAAATTCTGCCAAAGAATTTGGAAAAGAAGATAAAGGAGATATACAACGTAGAGCTGAAAAAGCAGACGCACCTGCAATAGACTGAGCTGCATTGTTTGATAGAATTGCTAAGAGCCAAGGCGGACAAACAACCTTAACTGCAGCAGAAATTGCTGGTATAAATGGAAAAAACAAAACTATTTTATTAAATGTGCCAACAAATACAGTATATGATTCTAATAAAGCTTTTGATTTATATCTAAAAGTCGAATGGCCAGACCCTCCTTATATTAAAGCTTTTGAAAAGCTTAGTCGATTCCCGGCTGCGTTAACACATGTCTTAATGGCGCTTGGTTTTAATAGCGCTACTAATCCACTTTTAGCATTTCTAAAAAATACAATTAGCACTATAGATATAACTAGTGATGGATTTAGAGCTATATATGAGGCTTACAGAAAAGGTAATTTAAAAGACACTGACTTAAAGGATCCAGATATACTTAATGCTGGAAACTTAATATTCTGCAAGCTATTCTATAGTCTTGACCAAGAGCTAGCCGAACAATATTTAGAAGTACAAAAGCAAGCCTTAAATAGTAAAGCAAGCACAAATGATGAACGTTTACAAAAATTAACAGATGATGTGTTTATTAAAACTTTATTTACAGGCAACTTATTGGATGACACACAAGTACTTACTACTTGAGGCAATACCCTTGTGCCTATTCAAACAGTTATCACTACACTACAAACACTATTCCCAGCAGATGCTAATAATTTTGTAAAGAAAGAAAAAGCCCCACTCAATGTAGAAAGCTTAAATATTAAAAATGCTAATGATGCTGCATTATATATTGTGCTTATAGCTAATATTATCACGACAGATGATAAAGGTTTTGATGTAAATGCTTTGCTAGAGCGCTATGATTACAACTTTGATAGTGTACCTCCTACAACTATTAAAGGTCTACACATAGCTAATAAAAAACTTGCTGGGACTGATATTAATAGAACAAACTGTCAAACATTGTGTGATGAAATAGCTAACGCTGGTAATATTAAAATAATAGAAAAGTAATATGGTTATAAGACTTGACTATCCACCAAATAAAAATATAGCATATGTTGAGCCAAGACTAAAAAAAGCTGCCAAAAGTGCTATCTTATGTTATAATAATGGGGCAGCTGAAATAAAGCTTGATGAATACTTGCTTATGCACTATAAAACTAATTTGAAATTAGTATGCTTACAATTATTAAACGATTTACAGTTTAACACAGATGGTAATGCGACACTAATTTTAACATTTAAAACAAAAAAATATGAAGATATCGCCAATTTTATAACCTATGGCAATAGTGAATACTTTGGTAGTAAAATCTTTTTAATGGCATTACATGCACCACTTTTATTATAAGGGAATATAATTAATGGCTTTTAGATATTATGATGACATAATAGTTGCAAAACTAAAAAAATGAATACCAGATGGATCCAAGCTTAGAGTGCTTAAGCCTGATGAAACAAAGCGTTTGTTTGAAGAAAAAGCAGATGACTCAAAGGATAAGCCAATAGACTTGCCCATTATAGCTTTGTCACGTAATACTGACTTTAATATTGATACAAATATTAAGACACCAATGTCTTATGATGGCTTAAAAATAGGTCTTGCAAATGCTAAAGATGGCCGCTTACTAGACCCAGCTACAGCTAAGCATGCAGAATACAGTATTCAGATGAATGTTATACCTGTAACTGTTGAATACAAACTTGATATTTATACTAAAAAATATGAAGAGGGCGATGAATACCTTAGAAACTTTTTATTTAAGCTTATAAATAATCCTAAGATAATCATTGAGATACCTTATAATAATCTTGCTATACAACATACAGCTAACCTTAGAGTGCTAAGCACTGTATCTGATACAAGTGATATTGCAGAGCGTTTATTTACAGGTCAATTTACTAGATGAACAATATCTATTGAGCTTCAAGATGGCTTCTTATTTAGTATTCCATATAGAAAAAATTGAAGAATGTTTATCGATGATGACAGCATCTTTACAGAAGCTGAATTAGAGCTATTAAGTCAGACAGAAGGTGGTATTGAAGTAAGTAATAAAATTACTGAGTCTGGTGAGATAGAGGATATAGAACTTATACAAACAAAAAAGTAATAATTAAAGCAAATCATTTGCTAAATTAATTGATATTTAGGATAACACCTATCAAATTTTAAGGAGAAAAAGAAAAAAATGCCTAATGTAATAATTAATGAATATGATCTTTCTACAACAGGCGTAGCTGCATATGCTAACTTTTCAGTTGTTGTACCAGGCTTTGTAAAAAATACTGAAAAATATGCAGAAGTTGCTGACAGTAGCGGTGTTTTTGAGTGTAGCACACAGGCTGATTTTATCAAGTATGTTGGAAAACTTTCTCAAAGATATGATCCAAAAGGACCTGATTTCTATGAAAATGTTGAGTATGGCTGGTCTGGCAACCAAAATACTATTACTGCTGCTAATTTAGACCTTGCTTTAGAATATTTTAGAAATAATCAACTTTATATAGCTGTTGAAGCAAGTAGCCCTGCAGTTGGCTATTTACACGATAAGCAATATAAATATGAACGTGCAGTAGTTGAGCCAAGTGTATCAAGTAGCGTTGAAATTTTTTATGCTATAATTACACCGGGAAATGAAGGTACAGATGGTGAGCTTCATTATGGTAATCAGATTGCCTATGAGTTGCTTGGTCTTGGCTATACTGTTTTATATAAAAAATTGGAAACAATAGCTGATATAACTGATAGTGAAAGTATTATTGCTTTTCTAGAACCACTAAAGGATAAATCAGTTTATCAATTTAGATATATTTTAACTGGTTTACTTGAAAATAATACAATAGCTAATAATGCTATAGCACAATTAGCTACTTATATAAATAATGCGGATTACACAACATCAGGTCGTGGAGATATTATCGCTTTATTGGATATATCTAAAATAAATTATGCACCTAGTAGTGCTACAACACTATCACAAACTATTGCCAATATTAATGCTGATATTTCAAAAATTTCAGATAGTAATAAGTTTTCATCTTTCTTTGCACCATATGTTAGCTTAGATATAAAAGACGAATACTATGAAAATACAGTATTTCCAGGTTCATTCTATTATTTAGCTTGTGCTGCAAATGCATTTGGTAATTTAGGTTATAATGAATGGTGGCCAGTTGCTGGATATGAAAGAGGCGTAAGCAAATATACCATTTTACAAACGGGCTATAACTTTGGTGAATTAGCTGCTGATTTATTACAACCAAGAAATGGCAACGGTAATATTAAAAAAGCTGTTAATTTAATTATTAAATCACATAATAATTATTATTTATATGGTAATAGAACAGCTAATGCTATTGGGGATGAACTAAAGTTTAGTGACTTCCTAAATATTAGACAATTACTAGCTACATTAAAGAAACAAACATATTATGCCTGCAAGAAGTTTACATTTGATCCAAATAGTTCATTATTATGGATTAAATTCTGCGATGCTATAGAACCAACATTAAAGAGAATGAAAGCTGATGAAGGTGTTGAAGATTATAAGTTTGTAAAAGTTAATACAAAATTAAAAGCAACAATGAAAGGTTTAATCAGAATTGTGCCAATTGAAGGTGTTGAAGACTTTAAAATTGGTATTAATATGGAAGACTCAATTAAAGGTGTTGCTGTAAATATGGATGAATTAGAATAGGTAAAGGAGAAATAGAACAATGAGTTTAAATGGATTAAATGTCGATCACATAAGTGCAAATCTTGCTGCCTATGAATCAGCCAGAACAGGTTTCTTCCTATTCACAGTAAGTCAAGAAGAATTAGGAAATCTATTAAAGCCTACATATACAGGAGATCCTGCTAATGCAACAGAAGCTAATAAATACGCTGCTTCAGAAGCTTTTGAAGATATTAAGTTAGCAGTTACTAAAGCTGACGTTCCACATTATTCAGTTGAAAAACTACAATATAGACGTGGTAATGACGTTATCAATTTTGCAGGTGTTCCAACATTCAGTGATGGTTCGTTAACAGTTGATGACTATGTAGGATTAGATACAAAGTCATTACTTATGGCTTGGCTACGTCTTGCTTATGACCCATATACACGTAAGGGTGGAAGAATGAAAGACTATAAGAAAACTTGCCACTTAATTGAGTATACACAAGACTATGAAGAAATTAGACGTTGGGACCTTGAAGGTTGCTTTATTACAGGCTTAACAGAAGATTCATTTGATAGAGCTTCAGATGGTAAGCGTCAAATTACTGTTAACTTTGCTTATGACAGAGCTGTAATGGTATTACCAGAACAAATTGAAGGCTAATAACAACTATTAAAATTATATGAAATATCCATACAAAATTGTATGGATATTTTTTATTTGCATCTAAAATAAATTTAATAAATCTATTTATATTATTTGCTAAATTAAGTAGTCGAAAAAATGCTTAGTAAAAGGAATATAATAGCATGGGAAGAAAAAAAGTAGATAGAAGTGACAAAGTAATGCAATCACTGGAATTAACTAAACCACTTAAGCAACGTTTAGAGTGGTTGGCAAAGGAAAGACAAAAGACTGTCTCAGCTTTAATGCGTGAGATTCTTGAAGACTATTTAGAAAATAGACATTATATTAAATAAGGAAAGGAATATAATATGGAAATGGAAAGACAACAAAATTATACTATTGCAGAAGGCTATGAGCTACCTTCAAAAGGTTTAATCTATGATGTACCTGTAGATAGCCACGTTGAGTTAAGAAGCATGACTGCTAGGGATGAAATGAAAAGAACTGGCCCATCTACAATGCCATATAAGCTATTAGCTGATATTATTGAAGGTTGCATGATAGAAAAGCCAAAAGTGCATGTTTATGATATGGCTTTAGCTGATTATGAATTTTTATTACATAAGCTAAGAATTGTATCTTATGGCGATTTATATAAGATGTCAGCTATTTGCACTAATTGTGGGTCATTAATTGAGGGTGAAGCCCACCTTGAAGAACTTACACTAAAGGACTTTGATATAGCTGAGTACAATGAATTAAAACAGCTTACCTTACCAAAAAGTGGTCATATAGTAACACTTAAGTGTCAAACACCAAGAATGCTTGATGAGCAAGCTATTAAGGTTAAAGAATTTAAAGCTAGATTTAAAGATGCCGAAATTGACTTTGAGCCTATGGCTAAAATGCTTGCAACTATTGATCTAGTTGATGGAGAAAAGCTAAATTCAAGCAAGTTAGAAACATTTATTAATAGCTTACCTGCTATGGATATGCTAAAGATACTAAATACTGTTGATAAGCTAAATACTTGTTTCGGCTTAGACACATCTGTTACATTAACTTGTAAAGAATGTGGCGAAGAATTCAAAACATTTTTTCGCTTCGGGCCCGAGTTTTTTAGACCCACAAATATCTAAAGATGGTAAAGCATATGGGCCAAAGAGATACCGTGAAATATTAAAAGAATGCTGATTCATAAGTGATAACTTACATATGAGTTATACAGATGTATTAGATATATCTTACCAAGAAAGAATATACTTGATAGATGAAATAAATAAAAAATTTGAAGAAAGTAATAAGCGTATAGAACAGATTAAACAACAAAATTTAGGTAATAAGTAGGAGTTAAAATGAGTTACTATTCAGAGCAGTATAATGAACTTACAAAGTATTTAGGAAAAAGCCTTACAGAAGAATCTGAAGCTCGTAAAAAGCTTGAGAATGATCTTGCTAAGGAAAGAGAAAAAATAAACTATGAAACTGCTCAAAAACAATACAAAATAGAACAAAACTCATTTAAAAAGCGTCTAAAATTAGAACAGCAAATAGCTGATGCTAAAGCTGCTAAAGACAAAAAAGAAGTAGACAAACTAAATAAAGAACTTGACAAGTTAACTGCTAAAACTAAGCAAGCACAAGAAAATATTAAAAAAGCACAAGACCTTCAAGATAAACTTGATGATTTAAAAGAACGTGGCTTAGATGGTAAGCTTTCAAAAGCTAAAGCTTATGTAGATACCTATGGCACCAAAGATGCTTTAACTATTGGTCTAACATCACTTGTTAATAGCATAGCTGATATGTCTAAACAAGTAATGAGTAAAGCCGACCAAATAGCCAAGTATCAATCAGCTATAGATACACGTTTATATGGTTCTACTAATAATAAGACCTTTATGGGTTCTTATTTTAGAAACTTTAGTAAAGATATTACTGGCTTAGCTGGAGTTTCTCCTCTTATTTCACAAGAAACATTTATGAATAATATCTCTACTATGGTTAGTAAAGGTATTGCATTTAATGTTGAGCAAAGAGCTGCAATGGAAACATTAAAAGATAAAATTGCAACTACTTTTAATTCTTTTGATTCGAGCTTAATTAAGTTAATTCGTATACAACAAGCAGATACAACAGCTGGCCGTTTAGGTATGGAAGCTGCATTAAATGAGTTCTTGAACTCTATGTACTCTACTACTGAATACATGACAGACGCTGCTGCTAATATTAGATCAAGCATCTACGAAGCTTCAGCTTTAATGGGAGCTACGCAAGCTACTGCCTTTGAATTCCAAGTTCAAAAATGAATGGGCTCTATGTATTCTGTAGGTATGTCTCAAGAGGGTGTTCAAGGAATTGCTAGTGCTTTGGGTAAACTATCTGCTGGTGATATTTCAGGTCTAACCGGTGGTGGAGCTACAAATCTACTAATTATGGCTGCAAATAGAGCAGGTTTATCTTTAGGTGATATTTTAAATAATAGCTTAAGTGCCGATGATACTAACCTATTGCTTGAAAATGTTGTTGGTTATTTAGCTGAATTAAATGGCTCATCATCTAGTTTAGTTACTCGTCAACAATTAGCTAAAGTATTTGGCTTATCAGCCTCTGACTTAAAAGCTATTGGTAATATTAGTGCTTCCCAATTATCTGGCACTAGAAAAACTACTGGTAATTATGGTGGTTTTATTGACAACCTTTATAAAATGGCAGGCAGTATGTATGGCAGAACTAGCATTGGTGAGCTAATGAGCACTGCTAAAGAAAACTTTTCCTACACTATCTCAGCAGGGCTTGCTAATAATCCAGCTTTATATGCTACAATGATGGCAGCAAATATGCTACAAGATTTGGTAGGCGGTATTGCAATTCCTACAGTATATGCTTTAGGTAGTGGTGTTGATCTAAAAACAACTGTTGCACAAATAATGCAAGCTGGTGCAATGAGTGCTAGCTTATTGCAAGGTGTAGCAACTATGCTTGGAGCTGGAACGTCTGGCGCAGGCATGGGTGGTGTTTCTGGAAAACAAATTCTTAATGCTTTAGGACTATCTGGCGGTTCAGTATCTGTATTGGGATCAGGCACTTCTGGTAGTGTCTATATAGGTGGCGGTGGCGGTGAAGTTGAAGCTGCAACATTTGGTGCCGCTGAAGAGAAAAAACTTGAGCTTACTGGTGAAAATCCAGATGAAGCTGAAATAACCGCAAAAACTATTAATGATAGTATATGGTCTGTTCATGAATTAATTGATGACATCAAAAATATATTATCAATGGCACAAACAGTAGGCTGAAGAATAAATAATGTATAATAGAGGTATTTAACATGTTTAAATTTAATAGCAACCATATATTAACAGGCTACATAAAACAATTACTTCATTCTTTTAATTTGCCAAAAGTTAGAGTATTTGTTGAAAATGAGCCACCAATAAAAACATTAGTATATCATAAAATTGGGGATAGTGGCCTAACTACAAAAGATGATGTGAATAAAGCTAATGAAGTCTTAATGTATGTGCCTTATATAAGAAATGGGCGTATAGAAGAGTATAGAGAGACCTCTGCTAATAATTGAGAGTGGGTGCCAAAGGGCTGAAGTAGTAAAAAGCTATCAACTCATACACATTTTTATGAATATAATGAGCGCATGCCAAATTATACAAAGAACCTTGAAATAAAAAATAATATATATGATTCATATACACATGAATACTTAGGTGATTACTTACGCTTTCAAAGAGATTATAATCATATAAATTTAATGCCATTATATAATTGCTTTAGTAACAGAATTTGTAGTAATTTATCATTGAATATAATAAAAAATAATATCAGTATAAGTACCTTCAGCGGATCTGATACTAAGTATAAGATTTATATGCTACCAATAAAACTATTTAAAGAATATACAATAGCTATTGACTCTGACTTGGCTATTGAAATATGCTGCGGAATATATGGTAAATATCAAGGCACAAATCAAGCCTTAAAAGACTTGCCAGCTACAACTTATGTAAAATTAAATAGCACAAACTTTAATAGACCATTTTTATATGATAACCTTGCTACTATAGATTTACTTACTAAGAATGTGGAAGATAGGGATACATTCTTAAATAACTTAGCTCAAAATGAGCTAAACTTAAAAATGTTTATTAAAGTGCCTGTAGGTGTAAATTCAAGTATTACTATTTTAGAAGGCAATTATATTGGTTGAAATGATACAATAAATGTGTCTAAAAATAAGTACAAATCTTACCCAAATTATGCGATAAATAATATCGAGAAGCCATATTTAAATGAGAATGCTAACTATAAATATATAACATCATTACAATTACTTGAACTAAATACTACTGAGAGCTACCCATTTGCTGACCGTTTGATAGAATACCTAATTGGTAATGCTATTACACCGCTTGATAAGTTACCAGATAATATAGAACGTGCTCAAAAAGTTTTAGAAATAAATAATTTATTAACAAGCCCATATAAAGGCATTTGAAGTAACACCATGATGCCAATTATTTATAGCTATATGAATACTGCAAATATAAATAATACAACTAGCAACAATTATGATATACTTGGATATATAGATAAAGATGTTGAAACTTTATTTAAAAATAAACAAATAGGTAATGCTAATAATAATTGACATACTATAGCTAGCGAAGACTTATATACAAATATTTATAAAAGTGATAAAGGAGATAGCTAATGGAAAGAAATTACCCACTTCCAGATAATTATTTATATATTTCGCATTTAGACGAGGGTTTACAATATTGAGTTATACCAACATACCCAGATAGTATTACAGACTCAATGGGCTCGACTTTCCAAGCAACAAGTGCACTAGGCAGATCAGCACCAGTCTATACATATAGCAACTCAGGTCCAAGAACTGTACAAATAACACTTAATTTGCACAGAGACATGATGGATGATGTAAATATTGGAAACAGCAATGTAAAATTAGCTGCAGGTGAAGATTATATAGATAACTTAATTAATGCATTAAGAGCTATTGTTGTACCAAAATATAATTTAAACAATAAAGCTGTAGAGCCACCTTTGTTAGCTTTAAGAATTGGTGAAGAAATATTTATTAAAGGTATTTTAAATAGCAGCATTGGTTTAACTTTCCAAAAGCCTATTTTGTCTAATAATAAATATGCACAAGTTTCTTTACAATTAGTAATATCAGAGGTAGATCCATATGATGCATCAGAGGTCTATAAATCTGGCGGTTTCAGAGGAATAGTAAAAACGCTTGAGAATGGGATGAATGTCTCTTAATTGGGCTTATAATGCGACGAGGAACAAACTATGGATGTATTAACAAATAAAAGATATAATAGTTTTGATTATGTATGCCGATATACTGGTGTGCCTTATTATTACAACAAACAAGATGAAAAAGATATTTTTGGTATTGGACAAAATTTAGATAAGGATACACCTTGGGTTGCACACAAAGTTGTGCAAGAAGATACACTAGATAGCCTAGCCTTAAAATATTATAATAACCCAACATATTGGTGAATTATTGCTTATTTTAATGATATTCAAGATTCACTAGTACCCCTTAAGAATAAATTTGATATTATAAAAATACCAAGTATATCTTCTATTAGTTTTGGAGACCTTAGATAATGATAGATACAGCTGGAAATAGACGTAGCTTATTATCAAGTAATGCGCGTATTCAAGCTCCTTGAGTTAAGGTTACTATTGGTAGCTTTACTTTTGGTGTCTTTAGCAAATCTGCAATAAATAAAGAAACAAGCACAGGCTTTTATAGTGCTTATAATGTTCAATTTCCTAATTATATAAAAAGCTTATCTATTAATAAAATAAATGGTCAAGTAAACCAATATACATTAACTATAAACTATCCGGTTAGAGTTGGAGACGATCCTAACTTTTTTGAAAAGGTATTTTCATCTGTGAGCAATACTCGTGCTATAACTTTTAGCTATGGAGATGCATCTATGCCAAGTTATGTTTATAAAGATGAAGAAGCTATTATTACTGATGTTAAACAAGGCTTTAGCTTTGGAAATGGCGGGGCTATGAACTCTGTTATAACATACACAGTGTCTGCTGTATCAAAAGCAAGCTTGGGTCAACAAGGTAGCTATACCTTTAATCATATAAAAGGTAAACTTGAAAAACCAAGTGACGAAATAAAGCGTGTATTTTCTAATTCACATTACGGTTTACAAAATTTATTTTCAGGCATGTCAGTTGATAGATTAAGCACACTGATAGATGGTAGTGATAAATATGTTCAGCTTGATACAAAAACTAATATTACACCAATAGACTATATAACTTATTTAGTAAATTGCATGGTGCCAGCAAGTGCCTCAGAGGGAAATAGCTATAGAGACATTTATTTATTAACCATACATGATGAATCAATTTATGATAAGTTATATAGTGATATGTCAGACCTAAGTGGACCATATTTTAAAGTCACAAGAGTAACAAGCGCTAAGAAACAGGCAGAAGCTTATGAAATAGATATTGGAACTATGTCATCTACTGTAGTAACTAACTTTAGTGTAAATGACCAAGAGAATTATTCATTATATTACAACTATCAAAATGAAATTAACCCTGAGAGCTATGTTAGACGCTTAAACAATAAAGGCATCTGGGAAGATGAATATGCACCAGTAATTTCCTCAAAAAATGAATTACATGCTACAAAAATTAATGATGCAGTATGATGGTCAAGAATGACACAGTATCCAATTAGTGCTTCAGTAACAATTCAAGGTTTGCTAAGACCTGCCACACTTATGACATACGTTAGGCTTAATGTTATTTTTCCAGGTGGACAAAAACATATAACATCTGGTTTATACTTAATAACAAGCCAAAAAGATGACATTAGTGAAAGTGGCTATAGAACTACATTAGGTTTAACACGTATAGCTGATTAAGGTGCAATATGATAACAAAAGGAATAATAGTAAATATAGATTATAATACAAATATCTGTCAAGTACGCTTACCAATTTTTGAACAAGCTGGAAGCACTAGTGCAGTTATTAACGAGGCTACAATTTCTACAATACCAGGGCTTTACAATAGCTATAAAATAAATGATATTGTCTATGTTGCTTTTGAAGATAATCAATTAAATAGCCCTGTAGTAATTGGAAAGCTTTACATTGATAATGCTACTGAAAATACAGATCCAAAAGGTATGCTTAACTGCTTTAGTATAAGTGCTAAGGAGCTATCAATACCACTTGAAACAAAAATAATAGCAAATAAAAAATCTAATAAACTATTAGAAGGAGATATAAATAGCTACAGAACATTATCGGATATAGTAGCACAATTACAAAAACTTTCAACAGAGCCTTCTACTACTCTCTACTCTGCTGATGATGAAGTAGTTGGAACTTGATTGGATGGAAAAAAATTATATAGACGCACAATTCAAATTGCTTGCACAAATTATTCTGCTAATCAAGAAAAGAGTATTGTAGACTTAAATCCAGATACTGTTTTAATTGAACCTACACATACTTTTTATAAAACAACAAATGGATATATTGTAAATCATGGTTACGCTAATAGTGGCGAATACTTTTCTGTAATTTATCATACTGATAATACTGATAGCAAATTAATAACTTATGGAAATGGATCTGAAGGAAGAGTAGCAGCTATATATGTTACAATAGAATATACTAAAAAAACAGAAGAATAAATTTATTAAATTTATATAAATAAATTGCTAAATTATATAGTTTAGTAAGGAAGTATAAAATGCAATCAATTAAGTTTCCAAAAATGTTTAATACAAATAGCACACGAGTTTGAAAGAGCAGTGAATATCTAGCTGCTACTAAACAAAATACTATTTTAACATTGAGTACAGAACGTGGAGAACTTTTTTGCGACCCATATTGAGGCTTGCTTTTTAAGTATTATCTATTTAATCAAAACAGCCCAATACTTAGAGATACCATCGCAGATATGATTTATACACAGCTTGCAATTTTTGTGCCTCAAATAAAAGTAGAAAGAGCTAATATTGAAATCGTGCAAGATAAAGAAAAGGGTGTGCTATATTGTAATTTTAGAGCAATTAATCAAATAGACTATCAAACTAATACTTTTAACTTAGTGCTATTTGAACAAAATGATAATATAAGATAGGAGTAATAAATGATTACTAACAAGGAAATAACTGCTGTAGATTTATCACCAACAAAGAAAGACTTTTACCAAATATGGAATGAGCTTTTAGATACAGCTGGCAAAATATCAAATAGATGAGATCCAACTTCAACAAATGAAGCTGACCCTGGTATTGTATTATTAAAAGTTTTAGCAGCTTTGGGCGATAAACTTAATTATAATATTGATAAAAATATACTTGAAGCCTATATGCCATCAGCTACACAAGAGGAATCTATGAGAAGACTTTGTGATATGCTTGGTTATACTATGAAATATTATCAATCAGCCACTACAACAGTTAATATCTCATATAAAGGTGAAGGGGCACTTCCAAGTAGTGGTAAAACTATTGATGCTTTTACGAATATTAAAAATAATGAAGATGATATAAACTATTTTACACTTGCACCAATCACATTAACAACAGAGCAAACATCAAAAGCTGTAGAAGTTATGGAAGGTGAACTTTGCGAATGCGAGTCAGATGATGACAACATTATTTCTGTTGCCCTATTAGATGATAATTACAGATATTACTTACCAGAAGATAAAATTGCTGAAAATGGTATATTTGTTCAAAATTATAGTGATGGCTTTTTAAGTGAGTTATGGGAATGTGTTGATAACTTAAATACTCAACCACTAGATAAAAAAATATATAAGTTTGGATATAGCTCATCTAAACAAATGCCATATATCCAATTTCCTGAAGATATAAATGATATTATAGAAGATGGCTTATATATAAGATACACACGAACAAATGGGGTAAATGGTAATATTTCTGCTGGTGTTTTAACAAAACTAGAGAAACCAGAAAGCTGGTCAGATACAGACACTACTTCAGATTATAGTGTATCAAACACTGCAGCTGCTACAAATGGTGCAAATCCTGAGACGATTAATCAAGCTTATAATAGCTATAAAAAGACTATTGGCACATTTGATACTTTAGTCACTTGCAGAGATTATATGAATAAGATTTATCAGATGGTTACAAGTGATACAGATACAACGCCACTTGTATCTAATATTATTGTATCAGATATTAGAGATGATATAAATAAGGCTGTTACATTATGTACATTCAGTGAATATGGTATGTGTTATCAAAACATAGCTAAAGAAGCAGAAAATGCTAATAAAGAAATAGTGCCTTTAATAAATAGTTTTGATTTAGTGCTTTACCCATTCAAAACATACTTTAATCTAGGTAAGAAAGATGACTACTTGAATTCTTTTAAGTATACAGCTATTAATAACTATGAAATTAAGGCTAACTTAGCTGCAAATAAAACTATTGCTCATAATATTATTGAACCAGATTCTACTGATATAGCTTGTATTAAAAACTATGTTAGACTTAATGCTAAAATTGTTACTATAAGAAAAGTAAATAGTATAGAAGAGCAACTAATATTAAATAATGTATATAAAGCTCTATATGCAGAATTTAATATGAGAATGCTTGAATTTGGCGAACAAATACCAATGGAAGTTATGCTTGAGTGCATTAAAAATGCTGATAGCAGAATTAAAGATGTATACTGGTCAGATGACCCTAAATTAATTACCGCTTTTTGTTTAGTAAATGGAACAGAACTTACTGAAGTTAACAATAAAGAGCAATATGACAAAACTTATAATGCTTTAGTATTAAATAACGTTTTAGCTGGCAGAATACCACTATTAGCTTATAATGATGACTTTGCTTATAGTTATAATATTAATACAACAGCTATTTATCCTAATGTTGTAAATCCAGCTTATATTATTGACCACTTAACATCAGCTTTTACTCCAAAGTTTAGCGGAGAAGGTGCTATTACATTACCACTAGAATTAAAACAAAATGAGCTAATACAATTTAGAGCTCCAAACTTTAGAACAAGTAAAACATATTCTGCTTATGTTTGGTATTTCTTTAGAACTACACGTGTGAATGAAGGAGCACTTGTATGTTCTGCTGGTACAGTCTACAAGCTACAAGGCGATGATGAGCTATATATTAAATATACAACTACAACGACAGATTCTGATGGCACAACAACATCTGATATTAAATATGAATATTATGATGCTAATGATAACCTTATTATTAGACCTAATTTTGATTTATATAATCAAACAGGCAGCACTAAGGTAAATGCTCAAAATATAGGTCCATTTAATGATGCTCCAAGTGGTAAACAAACATTAGAAAAAATGTATTCATTGGGTGCCAATGACCAAATTGAAGTTATAAATAAGTCATTAGTAGATTTAGACAAAGCATATACTTTCTTATATTGACATAGAAACGATGAGGCTTCACATGTAGACAACAATAATAGAATTATATTTACATTTGATGAAGATAATGGTAGAGCTTATACTCTTAAGGATGGCGAATATCTATGTTATACAGACATTAATAAGACTGATTTTGTAGTATACAGCAGCGGCACTCAAATTGTGCACTATGGCGTTCAGCCTATTTATAAAGAATTATCTGATACTGAAATCAGTGCCGAAGAGATATTAGAGCAAGGCTTATCTGCAGCTATTCCATGACGACAATATACTTTTGTGCATAGCGATGATCAAACAGTTGACTCAGACTACTTAACGCTAAATGAATATCAATATATTACATTAGGTGAAGGTGATGCACTTACTGCTATTGAATTTACAAACCTTGGTGCTAATAGCTTAACTCAAACATTTACACCAATTAAAAGTGCCTCTTACAAATATAAAGATAGTGAGGATACCCCATTATCCACTTTTAATATGACTGATATATCATGAGAAGCCCGCAGTATATTACAAATAAATATGGGGCCGGCTATTGATCAATATTTACATAATTTTGATAGTATATCTATTTATTATAAAGAAAAAGAAATAGATCCTGAAACTGGAAAAGAAAAAGAAATAGATGTAGATACACCTACAGAATTAGCTGGTAATGATACAAATCCACTTGTTCTTAATGCTGACTATATATGTAATACTGCTAACAGTTATGTTGATACACGCAACAGGGAACTTACTACTAATGGCACAGAAACTAAAGTAAGTGATTTTAAGATTAGAAAAAAGACATTGGATAGTCAGGCTATTCAAGAAGCTGAAGTAAATAACTATGGTACTAACTTAACTAAACTTATATTAACTATTAATAAAGGTGGTCAACCTGATAGCAGACAATTAAATATACGAGATGTTTCTGAGACTAACTATGGTTTAATGATGATCTATAATACTGCACCATCAGATACAGATATAACTAATAACTGTTATATTACTACTACATCAACAAAACCACTAGTAATTTATAATCTGTATGAGACAGATCCTGAAACTGGAGAAGAAACAGCTGTAGAAACGTGGTGGCCTAATTATCATATAGAGAGCAGCATAGGCGACTTTTATTACTTGAAGCCTGGAATTAATATGATAAAATTTACAGAAGATTGTAATATAAGTATTTGTCAACCAACAGATGCTGTTGTTGCTTATGCACTAATATTTGATATATTAAAAACAGTTAAGGGCATCAATCCAAAATTGGCTTATGCTGGAGATGATGATGTTAAACGCTTAGCAGATATTTTAGCTAAAATTAGATCAATAGATACAACACATGCTTTTTACTATTCAGCTGATTTAGACAGCTCTAATCAAATTGATTTAAATAGTAATGATGATACCGTAACATTAAAGTCAGCATTGTCTTGATATGACTATAATAATATAAATAATAAATTTGTAATATCTGAACTTGATGCTGATTATCTATCAAAAGGTATAACCCTAACATTATCTTCAAAAATATAATAACATGATTAAATTAGAAGAACTTACACCAAATGTATACTATAGACAATCAAGAGACTTTCAATTTATTGGAAGACTATATGATTTAGTTTTAAATTCTATAAAAACAAATACTGAGCTTATAAACTATTTACCGCTTGACAGAAATACTGATTCACAACTACTAAGCCTAGTAGCGATGACTTTAGGCTTTAAGTCAAAACATAACTATAATATAGCTCAATTGACGGCTTTATGTAATGTATTTAGCTATGCTTTAAAAAATAAAGGAAATATACAAAGTATTATAAGCGTCTGTAATGCAGTGCTAAATGCCGAAGGTATTAGAAGCAAAACAGCCTATGCAATTAAAAATACAAATATAACACTTTATTTGCCAAGTACTCTTAATGATATTACTCTACTTAGGGATTTGCTAGATTATATACTTCCAGCTGGTATGTCTTGTACTTTTGTAAAAGAAACTATTGCAAGTAGCAATGCTATTACGATATACACACATACAGCCGATTCAGTAGAGCATACTATTATTGGTAAAGATATAGACTATAATAATTATGCAAAAATTATTCAGCCAGATAAAATTAAGCCATTATCAGATAACTATAATAGATTTGGTGTTTCAGATAAAGAAGGTTATATTTCAAATAGCACAATTTATAAACCAGCAGATGAAAGCGAAACTGAAGAAAATAATAATAATTAATAGGATTAAATTATAATATGGATACAAATAGCATAATATCATATGAAGGACATGTAAAAATAAGTGTTATCGGGCCTAATAATAAAGTATTATTTAGCTCAGAGTCACATAATAAAGGAAAAGAACCTTTATTTAAATTTTTAGGCTACTGCTTAACTGGCGCTTATTATGATGAACTACGACCTTGCAGAATTAGACTATTTACTGTAGTTGACCCAGAGACAGATACACCTGCTAATCCAGATTTTTCAAAAGAAACATGTAGGTCTGCTGCTATACTACATGAACCTGGTATGCTTTTAGAATCTACCAGTGATAGCTGCAGTGCTACTTACCACTTTAAAATACCTTATGCTTTTATAACATTAAAAGAAGGTAGCTCAAAACAAATTATTTATAAATTAGCTTTGTACTGTGATACCAATAGCAGTGAGTCTAAGATAAGTAATAGAAGTGCTGAATATTTATTTATAGACAGCAGTACTAATCAGTGAGCTGATAGTGAGGATGCCATCGACCTATCAGACTTGAAATCTAACTATTCGTTAGTTATTGACTGAACAATGACACTGCAAGATATATCAAAAGCATAAATAATGCTATAAGGAGATAAATATGAAATTTTTTTTAAGTAAAAATGTTAATGTATTCCCATGTGCATATAGGGGCTCATATAAAGTTGGAGACCAAACATATTACTTTAATGCTGAAGCAATAATTCAGTCTGAATTTAACTTTACAAATACACCAAGCAGCCACTGAAAACCTAGCTATTTAATTAAGTATGATATAAGTAATGATAATAAAAAGTTATATTGTGTTTTAGGAGGATACTATTTTTATATAGACCTATCTGATAAAACAGATGCTGAGTTAGCTGGATTAACATTATGTATTAATACAGTTGATAAAACAATTAGTAGCGGTGATAATAATCAAACAAAGGTGCTAGCTTACTTAAAAGACACTGGTGCTATTGATGGATCTGCACTATGCTTGGATAAAACTATTGATCCAGACCACCCTAGCGATAGTGATAAATATTATTTCCATGGTATTGGTTATGATGCTTCAAATTTTAATGGAATAACACTTAAGGTATTTCAAGATACTTTAACTAGTGGCAAAGTCGTAATAAATTATAAATCATTACTTCCAGAGATAAACCATGGCAGCAATGATGGTGACACACTTATAAATGGTGACACAAAAATAGCATTAGGTGGCTCTGGCAATAATACTGTATATAGTGCAGAGATATTAAAACATAAAATCAATTTTAATAAACCTGTAAACATAGCTGCTGGCCAACAACTATCTGTAGGCAGCAGCACGACACAAACAATAATAATAGATAATAGTTTAAGTACTACTAACATAAATGCTACAAAAATTAAAGCTAATGACAATGTTGATAATATTACTATTGAGAGCAAAAACCCAGCAAATAGCTGTATTACAGTAAAAGATAGCGGCACTGAAATTACAGGCATGCTTACAGCGAAAAATGGTGCAGATATAAAAAATGGTGCAATAACCATAAATGCGCCAGGTAACTTAGGTGTAAATATACAACGTGATAATAGTAATAAGCTTACAATAAATGATAGTGGAACAACCATTACAGATACAACATCAATTACAGGTATTACTAACATAAATACAGGTGCAAATGCATGTAATACAACCATAGGAACTAATGGTGTAACTACACAAATAAAAGGCACAGTTAATATTAATGGGTCTATTGATGTATCATACAGTGATGGTGTGCTAACTATAACTAAAAAATCAGTAACATAATATTATGAGCACATTTGATGAGGTTTATGAAGAGCTATCACAGCTTCAGGAGCGTATTGTAAAGCTTGGCAGTAAGTGACAAGTGCAGTCTGAGAAAGGCAGAAACATGGGCACTTATGATACTAAAGAAGAAGCTGAGAAGCGACTAAAACAAGTTGAATATTTTAAGCACATGAATGAAGCTTATGACCCTTGTCATTTTTATTTAAGCAAAGATGATATTTATGATGAGACAGACGATGAGCTAATACTTTCAGGTGAGTTTCATGAGTTTAAGGGTGGCAGAGAAAAAGAGATAACAATTACTTTTGAAGATATAAGCCAAGAATATACAGTAGACTATGACCATACTAATTGAGATGATGAGTATGAATATCCTATGGAAACTGTTTATAAAATATTATCAAGGAAAAAAATTTAAATATTTAATTAAAATAATTTTGAGTCAGACTAAAAATCTGGCTCTTTTTTATTGTATAATATAGTATGAAGAAAGATTATACACGAGAGATAGAAATAGCATATGAAGAGCTTTTTGTTAAGACACTTAGAGCAATGCTTGAAAATGATCGAGATGCTTTGGCTCGCTTACAAGTGGAAGCACAAAGCTTATATCAGCTAAGAGAAAATGCAGGCCATAAATATGACTTAGATATTAAAGTGAGGTTGAAATAATGCTTGAGTATAAGCTGATTACTAAAGAAGATGTCTTAGATTTAAAAAGGGCTCAGCAAGATATTTTTCCTAATGAAGATTTTTCTAAAGCTATACCAATTGACTTAACTGATTTAGACTTTATTGAGTATGCTAATTATTATTTAGTCTATGATAATAAAGAGCTTGTTGGAATGACTGGCATATATGTTTATAAAGACTATCTAGATGAAGCTTGGCTTGGTTGGTTTGGAGTTATGCCTGAGAAGCGAAATAAAGGCTATGGTAAGCGAATCTTAACAAATAGCATAAATTATTTTGCACACCAAGGATTTGCTTATATGAGGCTTTATACAAGCTTAAATGATAACTTTGATGCTTGTAAGCTTTATCATAAAATGGGAATGAAGCATGAAGCTTATTGGGCTGAAGCTAATACGGTTGGGTGTGTAGATATTTTTTCTTTAGCACTTCAAGCTGCGCCAGATTTTAGACCACTAAATAATAGAATGCTTTATTTAGATAAAATGAATAAAATAATTTTAGGAGAATAAAATGAAAGATACACTTATTGTAAATTTGTTTGGAGGACCTGGTTGTGGAAAGAGCACAGGAGCAGCTTACATTTTTAGCAGATTAAAGATGGCAGGATATGATGCAGAATATATCCCTGAATTTGCAAAAGACAAAGTATGGGAAGGAAATAAACAAGTCTTTGAAAATCAATTTTATATTACAGGAAAACAAAGCTGGAGAGTAGCCAGATGCTTCGGTAAGGTTGATGTTATTATCACTGACAGCCCAATTATTTTAGGTGCTTTATATTGTAGCCCTGACCGACCAATGCTTAAAGCTGCTATGATAGAAGAGTTTAATAGATATAAAAATAACAATATAAATATTATGTTAAAAAGAGTTAAGCCATATAACCCTAATGGCCGAAATCAAACTGAGGATGAAGCTAAAGATATTGACACACTGACAAGAGAATTATTAGATGCTGAGAAAATATCTTACTTTACTACCGAAGGCTGTGAATCGGGCTATAATGAGGTCGTAGGCTTAGTTGAACAAATACTTGGGGAGAAAGAATAAAATGAAAGTAGTAGTAGGTTTTATTTGTATAGCTATTATAATGGTTTCAGCAATCTTATTCATGAGAGGTGTTGAACAACATAATGATGAGGAGAATTAGATTATGGAGATTACAGCTTTAATTTTAGCAATAGTAAGCTTAGTATTTAGTGCAATTAACTTTGCATTTATAATGAAGAAATAATTATAGCCCCCCCCTTATTTTATAGCTTTTAATAGGTTATAAATATATAATATGCCGGGGGCCTACGTATAAAAGGAGATATAATATGACATTTGAAGAATTAGGTTTTAGAAGAAAACTTTATAAGGACCCAGATTATTTTGAGTTCGAAAAAGAGATAGAAGATGATGCAAGAGAAAAATACTTGCATACTATTATGATTGATAAGGTAGCTAAAACAGTTTACTGCTCTGATTCAACTTTAGGTGAAGGCTTTTCATTTAGCACAGATTTAACTTTTGATGAAGTCTTAGCAATAGCTGAATTTATTAAAGCTGATGATATAAGCTTTCCAATAAGACCAAAGATTTTTGCAAAAGGATAAGCAAGTTGCTGAAAGGTTAGTATGAGCTCATAATAAGCCCAAGAACTAGTAAAAGGAATATAATAAGCAATTTGTTTAACAAAGATAGTCTTAATGAAAATTAAGGCTATTTTTTTTGCTAAATTATTACGACGATAGTAGTTTTTAGGAGTTACTAAATGGAGCTAAAAGACACATTTAAAGAGCTAGATTCATTATATGAAGAAGAAACTGACAGCTTAGCAAGAAGAGCTTTTGCTAGTGGTGAATGAGACCAAGATAGAGTTAACAGCTATAAATATTTTTATCAGCTTGCAAAAGATCTTGGTTATACTTTAATTGGTGAAAGACAAAATAAAATTGCAGAAAAAACAGCTAAGCTTATAAAAGCTGTTGGAAATGAATTTGGTTTAGATTTTAGTAAGTTTAATAGAGAAACTTCCGATGCTGATTATTATACATTAGATCAGGCAAGAAATAACCAAAATACTTTAAGAAGATTAGTAGCTACTGGAAGACCTTATAGATGTGAAGAATGTGGTCAAGGTCCTATTTGAAATGGCAAGGAGCTTACTTTGCAGCTTCATCATAAAGATGGAAATGAGAAAAACAATACTTTAGATAACTTGCAAATATTATGCCCAAATTGCCATACACAAACTGATAGCTATGCAAGAAACAAGAAAGGAGATATAAATGAAAGAATTTAACAGTGTTTATGAAGAACTAACAGCATTAAATGAGAGCCCAATTTCAGCAGGTGAGTATACATTAAGACTTGCGTATGATATTGGTATTACTAATTTAAAAGAATTAGAGGAATTTAAGGCTGCTTATAAAAAAGAACATCCAGATTGCATTGATGACATAACAACTATGCTTATTAACTACAAGAAAGAATTGGGCCCAAACTTCCAAATCAATAGCATTATGGATGAGCCTATTAATGAAGATGTCCAATTAAAAAATGTAGTTGAAGAAGGAAGCTTATACAAGATACTATGCAATGATGGTGGTGGCTTAATTGCTAACCCATATAGTGCTTGAATAAGAGACCAAGGCCAATGGAGACGCTGCAATAAAGACTTTAAAACAATGGAAGAAACAAAAGCATACTTAAAGAGTAGAGGCTGGCTTGATGAAGATCTTAATGAAGGAATATTAAAAGACTTATTTAAGAAGAATCCAAAAAAGACTTTAGAAGAGATACAAAAAGAAATAATGGATATGCTTAAAGACCCTGCTTACAATGGAGCTATAAATGACGCTGTTAAAGGCTTTGCAAATTCTGTGCAAGCTGCTACAGTAGCTACAAAAGAAAGCTTAACTGAGGATGCTGAAGAAGAGCCAGAAATACCAGAAAGCTTTGAAGATAAAATGGACTTCTTAGCAGCTGATGAACAAGAAGCTATTGATGGCTATGATTTAATTATTGCCGCTTTAGATGATGAAGATGCCAATGTTAAAGAGCAACTAGAAAAGATTAAAACTGAAGAAATAGCTCATAAGGAATTTTTAGAAAAAGTTAAAGAAGATCATGACTTAGTTTATACTGAGCCACTTGAGCAAGAGGAAGAATAATGGATAAAAAGTTATATGACAACTTAGATAACTTTAATGATGTTTATTCTTTGCTTGAATTCATAAATGAAGAAGCAGAAATTAAACCTATAAGTGATGCTGAATTATTGGCTAATTTAGATAGCTTAGAAACTGTTTTAACTGAAGCTAAAAAGTTGTCTGATATGAAAGCTGATTTACTTGCACTTAAAGATAAAGAAACTAATAAAGCTTTAGGTGATGATGCTGAGCTACTTATAGATAAAGTTGCTGGTGGAATTGCAAGTGCAGGAGCCGCCGAATTTGTTAAAGAAAATATATTTTTAGTAGCAGGTATTTTAGGTATAGCTGTAAACCCAACTACAAGCTGGTTATTGCCACTTCTATTTAGTGGGCTTACTGCAGCAGGAGTGTGCTTAACTTCTAAGACTGGCAGAGCTGCAATTAAAAAGCTTTACAATAAGTTTGTAGATAAACTACAAAAGTATAAAAAAGGCAAAATAGCTAAAGCTATAGAAAAGAGAATTGATAAGTTAGAAGATGAATATAGAAAGCCACTAACAGATGAACAAAAAGATTATATAAGACTTCAACTTATCCCAGAAGCAGAAGTAGAAGAAGACAATGAAATACAACAAGCTTTGGATGATATAAAAGCTATTGATAAAGCCTCTGCAGAAAAGCTAATTGATACTATAAATAGCAAGCTTGTAGTAAATATTTAATAAAATAATAACAAAAGAATTAGCTAGGTTTATTGCCTAGCTAATTCTATTTGCCTATTTATATAGGTCATATGTGATTGTCCTCTATCTAAAATATCAGGAAGCTCAACTTTTACAAGTTTTGTTTCAGTTTGACCTGTATTATCTCTAACTTTAATAGGAAGCTCATATGTAGAAGTCTTATCATAGACTTCTTCTTCTTTTATAATAGTTTTATTTTGTATGCTTTCAGTTAATGTTTCTTCAGCAACTGTCATTACAACTTTATATTTATGCAATGGTGTATTCTTTGCATGATGTAAAGCTTTAGAAGTTGCTATTTTTATAAAAACATCATATTTATATTCAGCTTTTTCTTTACTATGTGTAGTACAGTTTTCCCAAAGAATATGGCTAAAATCTGACTTTTCTTTATATTCACCATATAAAGGTGCAGATATTAATTTTACATTATAAATTAATTTTACTGCTTCGTCTCTAATCATATTTCATCATCTCCTTCTTTATATATTATACAACACAATGCACAAAAAGTAAACATATAAATGTAAAATCTGTGCAAAGTTTTTTATTCACTTAAAATTTGAAACAAAATGGTTATTTTGACTTAGGAGTGCTGTATAATATTATGAGCGATTATGGAGGTGCTTTAAATTGATTAAAGAAAGTTTTGACAAGATTACAACTGCATTAGAAACAAGAATAACTGAATGTGAAAAGTATTTAGCTAACATTAAAACAACGGAAGATCTAGCTAATATGACCTTAAAAGATTTATCTGCTTTAAGAGAGTTTTGCAAAAAAGAATCAGCAGTTATGACTGAAATAATTATGGTAGATTTTTATCATATTATTGGAATGGGTAATTTAACTGCTATTCAAGAAGCAAAGTTTATAAAGCAAATGAAGAAGTACTTATCTTTTAGAACTAATATGAAATCTTTAGCTAGCCAGCTAAATACGCTAAGCTTAGATGACCTGCCAGAGATACCGGCTAAGAGTAGGTTTAAGCTAAAAGCATTATGTGACTTAACACTATATTCAAGCAAAGAAGCTGAGCAAGATGACAGCACTGCTTTTGAAGAGACAGCTACTATGGCTGATTATGGTGTAGCAAAGATGCAAATTAAAGATGCAACTAATACAGAAGTAAAAACAAATGCAGTTGAGATAAACCCACAGACAGCAGTTATTCAAGTGAATAATGTAGAATGGTTTATAAATAAAGTAGTTTCTTCTGTAGCTGGCTTAAAGGTTGATAAGGTAACTAGTGCTATAAATAGTCATAGCAAAGTATTAGGTATTCAATTTTTATCTGGTAATTGTGCAGAAAATGTAGCAAGAGGTATTGTATCACCTTGTTCAATGTCAACAGTGAAAAGAGCTTTAGGAATGGCAGCATAAAGGGGAGGGCTAATATGACACCAGAATTAAATGATTTAAGATACCAAAATATTTATGATGCATTAGATAACTTTTTAAAAGTTAGACCAGAAGGAAAGCTTATAATTTATGACTTTAGAGCAGGTATAGATTATCATAGAATAATGAATGATAGACCTGACTTAATAGACAAACTATATATAGTTACTGTGCAAAAGCCAAAAGATGGAAAGCCTGAGATTGCACTTTACGGTGTGCATGATCAACACATAATAATAATGGTGAATCCATAGAGGCAAGTATGAATTATACTAACTTAGAAGAAGTAACTAATGAAGCTTTAAAAACAGGTGAAAAGATAAGAACACTTGAATGTCCTTGTTGTCATAAGATTTATTTTGCATTAGAAAGTGAAGCTACCTATGAAAGAGCTAATAGAACTGAAGATGATTATAAGGTAGATCCAAAGCAATTTTCTCTAAAGTCTTTAGGAAGGAAATGTCCTCATTGTGGGTTTGTTTCAAGCTTATCACCAAGTGACTTATTTAGTGATGTGCCAAAAGAAGCAGGACAAGAATTGGCTGAAAAGGAAACACCTTGGTCAGTAATAAATAATATGAGGATTTAGATTATGATTACACTATTTATATTAGGGTGCTTTTGCAGAGTAGGAGCGCTAAGTGATAGAGGAGAACTATAATGTTTCGAATAAAAGAGAAATTAGGCGGTTGTTGTAATAGTTGCTGTAAAAGTATTGAGGACAATGAAGAGTGCATAACAATAACAACATATTGGGTGGATGCTATAAATAGAGAGCATGATATTATGCAAATGTCTTTATGTAATGACTGCTTTGATTTACTAACTAAAACATTATCACTTAAAGAAAATAAGGAGAAATAAATTATGAGTATAGGAAATGAATATACACATAAATTAAGCTGTCCACGCTGTGGAAATGATATGTATGTAGATGATGTAGACTATAACTTTGAGGGCTGTCAAAATAATTATTATGTTTGTCCATCTTGCAAATTAGGAGCATTTGAAAAGATTAGATACAAGAAACCTTGCTATATAGAATATAATGATGAAGAAGGTAATAAGTATGATCCAACACAGCAATATAACAAAACATTAAACCTTGAATTAACACAGCAAGAAGCATTCATACTTGATGAGGCATTAAAATGTTTAGAAGAAAAGCTTTCAAGTAAACAGCAACCTACAGAGCTAATGACAGCCTTTTGGATAGTGCAAGAGAAGGTACATAAGCTATTTGATGTAGAAGTAAAGTAAGCTGAAAGATGCTTACTTTTTTCTTGCATAAATATGCTAAATTATACGATTACTTTTTGTGAGGTTATAAAAATGCCAGATACATTTAATGATACATATGATGAGCTTTCAAATTTAGCACCTAAGGCAGTAAGCAGAGAAGAATTTATACCAATGGCTGAGAAAGCAGTTAAGGAACAATATGGTGATATTATATGCACTGAAGAAGAAGCTAAAGCTAAAGGTCTTATAGATTATAACTTCTGTTATATGGAGCTACCAAAAACTGAAGCCGATATAGAATATAGCATCAATGATAACTTGTATGAAATAGATGGTTTAATTGGAACTCTGAAGTGGTCTAAGGGGCTTGAATATAAGCTAGCTATAAACACTAACTTCAAAAGATATGTGCTAATAATATTATTCTTAAGTGAAGATGCAAGAAAATATCGTTTGCACTACTATGATGAAAAAGAGACAGAGTTTATTAAAGAGCACACAGATGAATCTAAAGCACCTAAGTATGCACCAGCTACTTGGACAGATGCACCTATATTAAATCCACTAACTAAAGACTAAAAAAGAGGGAGAATAAAAAATGGCAGATATTAATTTTAATGATACTTATGATGAACTATCTAACTTAGCCACCGACACTGATAATATGGTAAAGTCAGATGGAACAACAAGAGAAAAGCTTGACTACCTTACAGTAGCTAAAAAAGAATTTGGTGATTTAATTGCTAATGATGGTTATTCTGTTCCTGGTTATACAAATATAGATGAGGTATCAGTGATGGATAATGGTGGTGGTAGCAGAGTATCAAATATGATAAACTTAAAGAGTGGTGAAGACTTATTTGATAGAATATATAATGATTGTGAAATGACCGTTAAAGATGCTAAAGATTTAACTTATGAAGAACAAAAAAAGTTAATTACTTTAATTGAAAAAATAATTGTTCCACTTAAAGGTATTAAAGAGCATTGTCCTGAGTTTGATTTTAAAATAGGTTTACACCAATATTATAATGATTTGCATGTAGAAGTATTTGTAGATGACTATGTTGCTGCACCTGCATTAGAAAAGTGGCCAACTATTATAATGGATTATGATAGACCACAATGGCTTAAAGGTATAAGAGATGATTTAGTCAAAGCTACTACAAGAAATTTAGAAGCTGAAAAAGAAAAAGCTAAGAAAGCTTATGAAAGACAATTAGCTAAAATGGAAAAAGAATACAAAGCTAATGTTGCTGACTTGGAACTATTTGATAAACTAAACTTATTACCAAAAGAAGATGAATAATAATTACTTAAGCATATATAAAGGCAGACTAAATAAGGTCTGTCTTTTTTGTAAAATTTTTATATAACTGTTTCAGTTTTATTATAGAATAATGTATATTATAATGATACCAATAAATATAAAAGGAGCATATATGAAAAAAACAATAGCGTTTTATCCGGGGTCATTTGATCCATTTACTAATGGACACTTAGAAGTTGCTAAAAAAGCTGCAAAACTTTTTGATAAAGTCATTATTGGCATTGGCTATAACTCTAAGAAAAAGAGAAGCTTCCTAGCTAGTAAAATGCAAAGTGCTATTCAAAAAGTGCTTAGCAGAGAGCAACTAGATAATGTTAGCGTTGAGACCTATGATATACTGACAGTAAAAGAGGCAGAAAGACTTGGTGCTACTTATTTAGTTAGAGGCATCAGAAATGCTGACGACTATTCTTATGAAGAAAATATTGCAACAATAAATGATACACTTTCTAATTTAGAAACTATTTATTTAAGAGCTGGCAATTGTGGAAATATTAGCTCTTCTTTAGTTAGAGAACTAAAAGCTTATGGAGAAGACTATAAGAAATATGTGCCTGAAGAGATTTATAGACTAATTAGAAAGCCACTTAAAGTTGCTATTGTTGGTGGTATTGGTAGTGGCAAATCAACTGTAAGAGATATTATTTATGATATGGGATACAGAGCTCTTGATGCCGACCGTCTTTATAATGAGGAAGTAGTAGCAGAAGAATCATATCTATCGCAGCTAAGTCAAATTTGGCCAGAAGCTGTAAAAGATGATAAATTAAATAGACGTTATTTAAGAGACGTTGTTTTCTCTGATAAGTCAAAATTAGAGGTACTAAATAGATTATCACATCCACTAATTAAAAGAAAGATATTAGATTTAATTACTGAAGACGACAGTATAGTATTTGTAGAAGTATCAGCTATTGATGATAATACAAAAGACTTCTTTGATAAGATAGTTGCTATCGTTGCAGACACTCCAACAAGAATTAGTAGAGTTAAGAAAAGAAATGGATTTAGTGAAGCGACTATTAAAAAAATTATGAATAGCCAACCTACGGAAGAAGAGTTAATTGATATAGCAGATATTACAGTAGTTAATAGCACTGATAATAAAGATGACTTAGAAACTGCTGTGCAAGCGCTTATTTATGAGCTAGAGAAGGAGATATAATTATTATGTATAATCGTAACATTTTTATTGCAAAGTAACAAAACAAATGTTATAGTAATGTTATGAGATAAAGGACAAGTATAATAGCTTGTCTTTTTTTTATTAGTCTCTATTTATAAAAAGTGAACAAACGTTTACTTTCATAGCTATAGACTAAAATAGCAAAAAATAATACTTTTTTGAAATTTTTAGAAAAAATACTGCTAAAATAAATGAAGCGTGTAAAATAAAGCTCTTGGTGTAGTCTGTTTCGTTTGGAGCTTGTTGAAGCTTAGGTTTATATATAGTGAGATTACTTGTGAGCGTTTCTACTAGTTAAGTGAGTTTTAAAGTGCTTGAAGTCAAGTGGCGGTCAGTTAAACCGTATGAACAGTTAGTAAAGCAATAAGATGTGAGAGACCAGTGTAAGTGAGAGCATTTTAGAGTTATTAGTTTAGAAAAAGAAAAGTTTAAATTATTTACACCCTGAGATTATAAACGCTTCATATAGATAGTAGGCTTGGCAGTTACCTGCTGAGCCTATATTCATAAAAATAGTATAAGGAGAAAGGTTATTATATGGCTGACGAACAAATCTTTGAAAGTAATACAGCTACAGAATTAACAGCTATCAAATATATAGATGGTAATAGTGCTGCTGCAGATATTAAGGTATTACAAATAAAGTTAAACCCAGCAAGTGAAACTGCTACTGCTATTTGACATAAACCATTAAAGTTAACAATTAATGCTACATATAACTGAGAAAATGGTGATGAGTATAAAGGTTATAATGAAAGCATAACATATCCAACTTCTGCAGTTTACTATTTACCATATGGAACTACTATATCATTTGTGCGTGAGCAAATTTTATCTACCTCTGGAAGATGCGCAAGTTATGCTACCAAGCCATATTATGGAAGTGAGAATGTATATTCATATAGTTTAACTTTTGATTACGGCACTATAGCAAATGAATGCGTGATTAACAAAAATCCTGCCCTAAAAAAGATGTTTCCAGATTCTTATCAAGTGCAGTTTGATGGTGCTACAGATATTACAGGACTATCTCTAATATCTGCCGCAGATAGTGCTAAGGCTATTAGCTATTTAGATAGTATCTCAGGAATTTCTAGTGGTATAACAACGCTTACTACTGATTTAACTATATCGCTTGTTTATAAAATTAGATATAGAGAATATAAGACGGGTATAATTAATGATTATTGAAAGACGCTAAGTAATCCAGCTGAATTTCAAGAAAAACTTATTTGTTATGACCCAGATTGTGAGCGTGCTGCTGCTACTTTAACTTTTACAGCTATAAATCCAACAGCTACTAGCAATTTAGCGGCTACACATAATAACAGTGTAAAATGCACCTATACAAAAGCTACACATAGCACAAAAAGCTCATCAGCATTAAAGGGTACTTTCTATAATAATGTACCAACTATAAATGGTAATGATCCTTATTTTGGATCATATGTTGTAGAAAATACAATGCTTAGTTCTTGATATTATAATGCGTCTCAAGATTGTTGATTATGACTTTTAAAACAAAATAGTGATTTTACTATACGTAAGTATACAGTATCATTTACAGCTGACTCAGGTTTAACTTGAGCAACAAGTAGTGTAGCTAATGTTGATGCCAGCGCCCACATAGGATATAATAATGCTAAAGTGCCAGAAGCAGGAGCTGGTGCAGGTTTTGAAAATACATTGACAAGAAATGCTCAGCCAAATAGATTTGCTTGGTCAAGCTATAGTATATCAAGCACTAATGGGACAGACTATCAATCATGAGATTTTGCTACAGTAGCTACAAATTATTATTCACTTGGAGATTTACAAAGTTATGGCAGCACTATTACCATACGAGCAAATAGTAGTCTTGCATCAGATTGAAAACAAATAACATCAACAATTACTTGTAGCTATTATACTATGAGTAAAACCGAGATAAGCATCTTTTCAGGTTCAAGCAATAGAAGTGGTTTAATTAAAGTGCATAGTAATAGTTATGTCAATCCAGCGCCTACCTATTGCTATTTAGAGATAAATGATGGAATGATCTCATCGTCTATGAGAGCATCATATACAGGCTATTTAACACAAGGTTGAAGTGGTGAATACTTGAAACGAAAGAGTGGTAATACAGCTTACGGACAAATTGGACTTTATATGGAAGTAATGAATTCAGATATATTGCTTTGATATGAAATGTTAGAATATGCACAAAGCGATTTAATTACTGCTTCTCCAAAAGTTGTTACAATGTATTATTATAGACCATAAAATAATTAGCTAAAATCAAAGATAAAAGGATCCTATTAATTTAGGGTCCTTATTTTTTGCTCTTTTTCCCAGCAGCAATAAAAAAATTTTTTGCAAAGTTGCATTAATGAACCAACTATATATAGAGCATAATAAGCATAAGTAAAGCATATAAGGCCGAAGGCCGATTCCCAGAATAGAAGCCGAAATATCAAGCAGTTATACTTAGCTATAGGGAAAAGCATAGGACGAAAGCTTATCCCGAAAGCTATACCAAAAGCAGTCGAAAGCTTAGTGCAAAAGCTTCATGCCAAAGCATAGGGCCCCAGGCGCACTTAGCCGCGTACTGCCGTCTTGCTGCCGCCCGTAGACATATTTAGCAGTCGGTCCGTGCGCGTGCACGTTAGCCCTGCCCCAAAGCACCAGGGTTAGCCGTCGTCAGAGCCGCCGCCATCAGCCATGCCCAGATTCGCATCATGCCAAAGGCGAAAGCATAGGGCAAAGCACCGGGCAGAAGCTAAGGGAAAGCTTGGGACCAAAGCTATATATAAGCTGAGGCAGAAGCTATTATATGCTTATACTGCAACCTAATGCATACTATGCTAGACCTTATGCTATATATAGGGATTGAAGATATTGAAATATTTTTAGAAAATATTTTTTTATTCTTATGCTCCGCGAATAAAAAGAAAGAGCTCTAAGTATTTTTCTATCTAGGAGGTATTGATAGTTTTTACTTAAAGCTCTATAGGAGGTGTCTTAGTTTAATGCTGGGAGGAGGACCTGGGAAATAATTTATAAAAAGGAGGTGAAAAAACCAGGTCACTTTTTTTGATAGCTGCTCACTGCCGAGTGGGTCAGCTTTATTTAGCTACTGGTTAACCGCACGGCCGAAGCTGCATTGTGCCATTAGCTTTATAATATACAAGGAGGTTTGTTATGAATTACATTTGAATTCTTATTATATTCCTCTCAGCATCACTATATTATACAGTATTCATTTAGTTTTTTTCATTTTCTGCAGAAAAAAGTTAAAAAATATTTAAGGCAGAAGAAAAAATGCCTTCTGATCAGCAGAAATTCGTACGTACAGCATAACGTACAGGCGGTAGAAGCTATCCCTGGGCTCAAAATTCGGCTCAAAATCGCAAAAATAGCTGAAAATAAGCAAAATATCTTGCCGAATAGCTGAAAAAGCCTTAAAAAGCCAATAACGAGGCCGAAATTGTGACAATTTCATATGTGCGTGTGCGCGTATGCATAATTATGCGCGAAATTGCGATAATTTCGTTTTTAGCAGGCGAGATTGTGACAATTTCGTTTTTGAGCTTTCTGAAATTGCCGAGATTTTGATAATTTCGTTTTCTCTCTTTTTCTCTCTTTCATAACAGCAAATTTCTTTCGAAATAATTCTTTTTTTATTGAAGATCTTTTTATAGGTAAAAAAAATTTTTGAAGTATTTTTGTAAAAACTGTTATTTTAGCTATATGTGCATTGTATAATATAATGAAGCGAAGCTTCATTAGTATTTAAAAGCTTCTTTTAAAGCTAATAAAGAAAGCAAAATAATAGCTCACTTTTTCTTTCTTATAATTACTACGTAATTAATTCTTTCTTTTTAGAAACTATCATAGATAGTTTCACAATCTAACTATGTTAGATTGTATATACAGAGGTATGTATATATGCTTTATATAATGCTTTTTCATATAGCTTTATACATAGCATAGCAGTATAGCTTATATGTATAGCTAAGCATATAGCTATGCGGTATAGCTTAAGAGAAAGCAAAGAAAAAATAAATAAAAAGAAAGAAAGCAGATTAACAGCCGAAATATGGCTGAAATAAGTGAGATAAAGGAATTAGAGAGTTTATGAGTAAGATTGATTTAAAAGGTTTACCAGTTATTAGATGCCCACATTGCGGCTGAAATTATGTACCTAGTGAGATTTATTTGCCTGAGTATATATTAGGCAGACCAGAAGATTTAGTTAAGAGCCCTACAGGCGAGATCATCTATTTAGACTATGAAGAAGATTATGAGCCAGCTTTAGTAGAGCATTATGTATGTGACAATTGTAATAAGCCATTTGTAATAGAAGCATCAATGAGCTTTAAGACAAAGGCAGAGAAAGAAGAATTAGATTTTAGTGATTTAAGTACAAGCTTACTATAGATGATAGAGATCTTTGAGATATTTCCACCCCAAAAGGTTTCAGGTTTAACGAGCTTAATAGTTAAGTCTGAATATAACCCAGATGTTGTAAATGCTTTGAAGGCATTACCTTTGGCATACTATCATAAGAAAGCACAGTTATGAGAGTGTAGCATAAGTGACTTAGCTATGTTGTTAGACAGCCTGACTTTAATAGATGACATTAAGCTAGAGCTTCAAGATGAAAGCATCATTAGACCAAGACTAGAGCAAGAGGAGATCGACATTTCAAAACCAGTTGATCTTTCTGAGTGCAAGTACGGCGACAAGGATTTAACTCAAGAAGAGTACAATAGTTTCAAGCTTAAACCTTTAGCACATCAGGTGATGGCAATTAACTACGGACTTAATACTAACAAGTGGTTGCTACTAGATGACATGGGTTTAGGAAAGACCTGTACAATTATTCAGTTAGCCGAGACCTTACACAAGAGAGGTTTAATAGATCACTGCTTCATCATATGTGGAGTAAATTCAGTGAAGTCTAACTGGAAGGCAGAGATTAATAAGTTCAGTGACTTAAGCGTAAGAATACTTGGCGAATATGTGACTAGAAGAGGAACACATAGAATAGGATCAGTTAAAGACAGAATAGATGAACTAAGAAGACCTATAGAAGAATTCTTCATCATTACTAACATCGAGACATTACGTTCAGCTGATTTTATTGAAGCTTACAATTCCAAGAAGAATCCTAATAAGTTTGGAATGATAGCTGTAGATGAAGTACATAAGTGTTCTAACAAAAGCTCTACCCAGGGTGATCACTTACTTAAGCTTACTGCTGACTATTTAGTAGCTGCTACAGGAACACTGATAACATCTAACCCTGTTAATGCTTACTTGCCTTTGCACTGGATAGGTGTGGATAATAGCACACTTACAGGCTACAAGAGCGCACACTGTGTCTTCGGTGGCTTTGCAAGCTCTCAAGTAGTAGGCTACAAGAACTTAGATGCTGTACAGGAAGAGATCGATAACTGTAGTGTAAGAAGAGTTAAAGAGCAGATCAAAGGTTTACCAGAGAAGACACTGATCTATGAGCTAGTAGATATGTCAGATGAGCACAGACGCTTCTATGATGCTATTGTAGATGGCGTTAAAGAGGAAGTAGATAAGATAGAGCTTAACAGTAACAACCTATTAGCACTTACTACAAGACTTAGACAAGCTACTGCCTGCCCAGGAATACTAACAACTAACCCAGTAATGTCTTCTAAGATAGACCGATGTGTAGAATTAGCTCAAGAATTAGCTGATAAAGGTGAGAAAGTAGTAGTAATGTCTACTTTTAAAGAGCCAGTTTATCAGTTAGCTGATCTTTTAGCGTCTTATAATCCGCTAGTTTGCACAGGTGATAACTCAGCAGATGAGAGAGAAGCTAATAAAGTCAAGTTCCAGACAGATCCAAACACTAAAATCATACTTTGTACTCACGATTCTATGGGTACAGGACATACTTTAAATGCAGCAGCATATGAAATTTGCTTAGATGAGAAGTGGAATTATACTGAAAATGCTCAGTCACATGACAGAATACACAGAGTTAATAATGATAGACCTGCATTTATTTACACTTTAATCTGCAAAGATACTATAGATGAAAGGGTTCATGATATAGCTACTTACAAGAAAGACTTAGCAGAATACGTAATTGATCACAAAACTAACCAAGTTTCTGAGAGTTTGAAGCGTGAAATGACCAATATTCTACTAAATTTATAGCTTAAATCTTGCAAAATTCTGCTGAAATTTGCAAAAAACTCTAAATTTATGCAAATATAGACAAAAAATGGCTAAAATTTACTCAATTTTGGCTATTTTTCTTTATGCATATGCGTAACACACACGAAATTGCCGAAATTAGCGAAATTAGCATAATCTCGTTTTTGAAATTACCGAGATTTCTGAAATTACAATAATCTCATTTTTGCTAAATTATTTAGCCCGAAATTGTGACAATTTCAGATATTTTACTTAAATTTTGCTTTAAAAGGTTTACAAATGCCTATAAAAAGCGTATAATATAATGCGAGAAACTATAAGGAGAACTATTTATGGAAGGTTATGCAGATTTCAGTATGCAAGTTTGGCTAAGTGATGTTTTAGTCGAAGGTGCCAAAGACAAGGATGACTTAATTAACAAGCTTAAGGAAATGAGCTTAGAAGATATGTTAAATGGATGCGTAGTAAAGGATGTTAAATTTGATGATAATATCGACATTACTATTACTGAAGTAGAACAAAAGATCAACGTTTACAATATTGACTGGGACTTAAGTGATGTTGGTAGCAGTGAAAAAGTAGAAGAAGTTCTTAAGAGCTTACCAGAGACACTTGAAGTAAATGTAAGATACAACCCATCAACACAAGATGTAGAAGATTACATCGACGAAGAGCTTGAGTTGGCATGTGAGTACCCAGTGCTTAAGTATGACTACGAAATAGTGGAGACTAAATAATGGCTGCTTATCACGTAGAAAGATTCGAAGTATATACTAAAGAGATCTTTGGAAAGGATTTCTGTGCTTATGAAATTGAGAAGATTTCAAAACCATCAGGTGAATACAATGCGATACTTGAACTAAGAGTAGCTGACAACATTGATTCAGATGCTGCAGGCGAAATTAGTGTTAAGCTAGAAAAGCTATTAGAAAAAGCCCCAGCATTTGCTAAAGCCTATGGCAAATTTGAAAGACCTGATGGCAGCATAGCTATCTGGTTAGAGTTTGAAGACGTAAGACCATATGATTTAGACCAAAGAGTAGAGCTATTCTGCTATGACTTAGACCCAGATGCTGATCCAGTATCAGTAGAGACTATGCGAAACCTATGGAGTAAATATAACTGTAAGCTACTAAAATAATTAACGAAATTTGGTAAATTTGCCTTAGTAGCAGTGTATATTATTATAGACGAACGAAATTGGAGGAATTTCAGAATGGCACATACATCAGAAGATTTGTTTAGGTTAATGGGAGCAAGTAATCATTGCAAAGATGAGAGAGAAGCTACTGACTTCTATTCAACTGACCCAGACTGTATAAACGATTTATTAGCAAGAGAAGAATTCGGGGAAACAATACTTGAGCCTTGTTGCGGAAGTGGCAACCTATCTAAAGCTTTAGAAGCAAAAGGTAAGGTAGTTATTTCCACTGACTTATATGATCATGGATATGGAATTTCAGGAGTTGACTTCTTTAAGGAATATACTGTAATTAACAATGATGTTATTACTAACCCACCTTATATGTGTCAAACTGAATTTGCAGAGCATGCTTTGAAGGCTTTACAACCAGGTCACAAAATGGCTTTGTTCTTGAAGATACAATTTTTAGAAGGACAAGAAAGAGCCGAGAAGATATTCTCAAGAAAACAATTAGAAACTGTGTATATTTATTCAAAGAGAGTTGCTTGTTATAAAAATGATGAGCGTTATCAAAAGAATGAAGATGGCAGTTTTAAGTTAGATAAAGACGGTAATAAGAAGAAGATTGGATCAGCTGCTTGTTATGCATGGTTCATCTTTAGTGCTGATTACCAAGGTGATCCAACTATAAAATGGATTAATTAATTTTGCTTTTTTCATAATACACCTCCTTAGATAGGCTAAATTATGTGATAGTTTAGTCTATCTTTTTTTATTATAAAAAAACTGAGAGGATAAAAATGAAAACAACTGATTACAATGTTTTGAAATTTGATGCAGCTAAGAATAAGCTTGTAAATGTTACACTAGGTTATGGTTTCGAAAACTTTGATGATGCTAAAGCTTATGCTGATGAGGAATTTGCCAAGACAGGATTAAGCACTGCAGTTAGGGCTGACTACTATGATGTTCCAGATGATACTGGTTTCCCAGTTATGGAAGGTCAAGAAATAGTTTATACCAAGTGTGCAGAAGGTGTTAATGAATCTGTCTTTGCTATTACAGCTGATGGTATTAGTGCTGATATTCCAGGTGACCCTGTAGAAGCTGATGGCACTGATGTCGATATTGACTATGTAGACATGGTAGAGGCTTTAGAAGAAAATGAAGATCAAGTAGAATGCAAAGTTTGCTTTGGTCTTTTCCCTAAAGCTGACTGTAAAAAGCTAGATGTTGGCTACATTTGTCCTATTTGTGGACAAGAACTTACTTCACATCAAGGAACAAATTTAGATTTAGTAGATAAAGATCCAACTGATCTTCAATATGATGACCCAAGAATTACTAAATTTGAATTGGAAGAGCCAGAAATTGTAGAAGTTACAGATGGAACTGACATGAGAGCACATGAAGCAGGCATCAAACCTATAGTTGAAGATATTGGTGATAAAGAATATGAATGTATTTTTGATGGTAGAGTAATCGGATCAGTAATGGCACAAAACGATGAAGAAGCATATGCACAAATGGAAGCTAACTTTCCAGAATATCCATATGGCTTATATGATGGTGTAGCAGAAGTAAGACTACTTACTGACGAAACTGATAACGATAAATCACTAGAAGAGCATGTTAATGAAGAACATCCTCCAGTTGAGAGCACTCAAGAACTAAAAGGTATTGATAATGCAGTAGTAGACTGCCAAGCACCAAATAAAGTAGTAACACACTCAGAAGATGAAAAGCCACTAGACTGCTTAATGAAGAAAGAGCCACTTGAGAAGCCACTTACAGAGGAATACTTCAAGGAAGCTATTGAAAAAGAAGTTGATCTTGATAAAAAGCTTGGTTTATATAATGACTATATTGCATTTTTAACTGCTAAGAAAGCAGAATTAGAAAAAGATCTTCTAAAAGCTGATAATGAGCTAATTGCTAATGACATTAAGAAGGATTTAGAAGAAACTGAAGCTACTTTAGACAAAGATCTTCCAGAAGCTATTAAAGATGTAGTTACTGATGAACCTGAAGCTAAAGAAGAAGAGCCTAAGGAAGAGGAAAACGAAACTGCCGAAGTTTCAGAATTGCCAGAATTACCAGAAGAGCCTAAAGAAGAAGCTAAAGAATCACTAAACAACTCTGAATTTCAAAAAGAAGCAGAAGAAAATTCTGAATTAGCTACAGAAAACAAATCAGAGAATTTAACATTAAATGAGGAAGCTGAAATAGACCCATTTAATGCATTTTAAAAAATTTAAACGAAATTACTAAAATTTCAAATTTGACATTGTATAATATAATGAGCATCTGAAACACCTCCTATCAGATGCAACAAAGAAACCTGGTTGTCGACGGACCAGGTTTTTATTTTTATTAATAAAAATAATGTATAATATAATGATGGCAAATAATAAAGACGAAATTACAGAATTAATAGCAAGAGCAATAAAAGGCGAGCATTCCAAGTTTGAGTTCATAAAGAATTGATCTCAAGCTGCTTTTGTTGTGGAATATTACCATACTATGCGTAAGGTTATCAAAGCTATCAAGAAAGCACACAAAGCTATGTATAAGCAGTATCTGATAGATGTAAGTGAAGGAAACAACAATGACATTATCACAGTAGGTGGTGTTTATCAGTTGGATACTTGTATTAAATTTTACACAAAAGAGCAAGAGCTTACTCATGATATATTAGATGAATTTTACTGCTACTGCTTACTTAGCGGAAACTTAGTAAACATCTTAGCTGGAGAAGAAAGACCCCAAGAGCATCTGATCGACTACAGAGAAAAGCGAATGAAATTTTAGTAGCTAAACAGACGTAATCCTTCTGAATTTATATAATTTCAGACATATCTTGGCTATTAAAAATTGGGCACCAATGTGGTCCAATTTATTTCAAATTTGAGGTCAAAATTAAGTGCTAAAATATATACCTGGCCTTATATAGGTAGGTAATTAATGAAATTTCGACGAGGTATATAATGATAAAACTATTTAGTATCGGGGGAACTAAAAGTAAAAATTTAGAAACTTTACTAAAAGAAAAAAACATTGCATATGAGTTAGAAGATGATTCGAAAGCAATAATAAAAATAGAACAAAAAACAAAAACATTAGCACCAATATTGCAAATAGAAGAAAACTTTCTAAGTTATGAAGACGCAATGAATTATTTAAAGGAGATTAACTAAAATTTTATGATTAAGTTGTACTCACAACCTACATGTGGACAATGTAAGCTAGTCCATATGATGTTAGACAAGGCAAACATAGCTTACGAAGATTGCCAAGATAAAGATAAGATGATTGAATTAGGCATTAATCACACACCAACTATCGAATTAGAAGATGGTAAAAGATTAGTAGGAAAAGAGATCATGGAATTTATTAAGAGAGGCAATTAGTTTATGGATGAAAGAACATTACAAAGAAAATTAAAATTTATTGATAACTACAAAACAGCAATTAACGCTGCATCAGGATCAGAAGTAGATGCTAATGCAAACGTAACAAGTAAGAATATAGCTACAATGTCAGCAGAGATCTCTAAGCCTGACTTCATCGACGTAAATAGAGCTATTGTAAAGAAATACTTACTAGCTAAATATGGCCAAGAATTATGTGATCAATTTGATTCAGATTTAAAGCACCATATTATTTATAGTCATGATGAGACGAGTATCATGCCATATTGTGTAGCTATTTCTTTATACCCATTTTTACTAGACGGATTAGAAAAGCTAGGTGGTAGCTCTAGTGCACCTAAACATGCATCGTCTTTCGTAGGCGGCCTATGCAATCTGATCTTTTTAATAGCAGGACAATTTGCTGGTGCAGTAGCAGTTCCAGAGTTTATACCATATTTGGATCACTTCTTAAGAGCTGATTATGGTGAGGATTACATTAAGCATTTAGACGAAAACCTTCTAGGTAGCATGTCTTTAAGAAAAACTGTATATGCATTATTTGAGGAATTTGTTTATTGTGTTAATCAACCAGCAGCTGCAAGAGGATACCAATCACCTTTCACTAATATCGCTTACTTTGACAAGGGATACTTTGAAAGCATCTTTAAGGATTTTTTCTTCCCAGACGGTGACGAACCTAATTGGGAAAGCACTAAAGAGCTACAAAAGCTATTCATGAAGTGGTTTAATAATGAAAGAACTAAGAAAGTTATTACATTCCCAGTAGAAACAATGAACTTATTATGGGATAAAGACACACATGAATATGTGGATTCAGAAATGGCTGACTTCACTGCAGAGATGTGGGCTGAAGGACATAGCTTCTTCTTATACAACTCTGATAGTGCTGATGCCTTATCTTCATGCTGCAGACTAAAGAATGCGATCGAAGAAAACGTATTTAGCTACACACTAGGTGCTGGTGGTGTAGAAACTGGATCAAAGAAAGTTATTACTTTAAACATTAATAGAATAGTTCAAAACTGGTTTAATGATGAAGTTAATAAGAAATACAAGAGAAACAGAAGATCTTTGGCTGAATACATTACTGAAGTAGTTGGAAGAGTGCACAAGTATCTTGAAGCATGGAATGATCACTTATGGGATATGTATAACAATGGTTTGCTTACAGTGTATAATGCTGGCTTCATAGACTTAGACAAGCAATACTTAACACTAGGCGTAAATGGCTTCATTGAAGGAGCTGAATTCCTAGCTAGCATGAATGATTATATTCCAGATGCATATAAAAACCTAGAACTAAAGCCAGATAATGAAGCTTACAAAGCATATGCTAAAGATATTCTTAGCACAATGAAGGATCTAAATACTGCTGCTAGAACAGAGCACTTAAGATATAATTCGGAATTTGTGCCAGCAGAATCAGCCGGAAATAAACTTTATAAGTGGGATAAGCGTGATGGATACTGGGTTCCTGAAAATAGGGTGCTTTATAATTCTTACTTCTTCCCAATGGAAAACTTAACCTATGACCCTATAACTAAAATGCGCTTACATGGTAGTGATTTTATTGCTAATTTAGATGGAGGATCAGCTTGTCACATAGGACTTAATGAACATTTAAGTCAAGAGCAATATAGAAAGCTTATGGATGTTGCTATTAACTGTGGCTGTTCATATTTTACATTTAATATTCCAATGACGGTATGCAATGAATGTAATAAAATTTACAAAGAGCCATTATGTGAATGTCCAAATTGTAAGTCACATAATTTAGATTATGCAACTAGAATTATAGGCTACCTAAAGAGAGTTTCTAGCTTCAGTGCTGCAAGACAACAAGAATTTAATACTAGAAGCTATTGGCAAGAGGCAATTAACCAAGGTGTAACTTATAAATATAAGCAAGACTAATAAAAACTTCTGTGATTTGAATATATTCCTGCTGAAAATTATGCTAAATTTAATGTATAATATTATAGCAGGAGTATATTTTTATGATAAAAAATAAATTTGGTGAGCCATTTCAATATATAGGCAGAGAAGTTTTTAGAAATGGTAGTAAAGTTCTTTGTATAGACGACCTTGTGCAATACTATATTACTGAAAATCATTCAGCAAAAGAAACTGTAAAACATTTTAATATCACGCTAGGTAATTTAACAGTTTTTCAAAATCATTATGGAATTAGAAAGCCAAAGAATTTATGCCAAGTGCATAATAAAAAAACTTGTTTAGCTAAATATGGCGATCCAAATTATAATAATAAAGATCAAGGTAAAAAAACTTGCTTAGAAAAATATGGTGTTGAAAATCCATTTCAAGCCGAGCAGTTTAAAGAAAAAGCAGAGCAAACTAAGGTAGACAGATATAATAATCCACACTATGTGAATCCAGGTAAAGCTAAAGAAACTTGTTTAGAAAAATATGGTGTAACAAGTGTTAATAAATTAGATTTAATTAAGGAAAGAAAAAAAGAGTCATGTTTAGAGCATTATGGTGTAGAGTATCCAATGCAGTCAGATATAGTGAAAGCTAAATATGATTTTAAGCAAATAAGCGAAAAAGTATTTGAAACAAAAAAGCAAAATGGAACAACAAATACTTCTAAAATTCAAGCTAATACAGTTAGTGTATTAAAAGAAATTTATGGTGCAGATGATATACTAACTGAATATAAAGAAGAAAGGTATCCATATCATTGTGACATTTATATTAAGTCACTAGATCAGTTTATTGAGTTAAATTTATTCTTCACACATGGTGGACATCCATATGATAGCACAAATGAAGAAGATATTAAATTGCTTAATACTTGGAAAGCTAAGGCAGATACTTCTAAATTTTTTGAAAATGCAATTAGAGTTTGGACAGAACTTGATCCAGAGAAACAATTATGTGCAAAGAATAATAAGTTAAATTATCTAATGTTTTATTCAGAGCAAGAAATATTAAATTACTTAAAGGAGCTAAAGACTAATGCTTAAGTACCTTGGTGAGCCAACTATAACCTTTGCTGAATTTCCAGACGAAATCTCTCTAATATTTAATATTAGTAATTGCCCTGGAACTTGTAAGCAATGCTCAGAGCCAGAATTACGTGCTGATGTAGGTGAGCTACTTACTAAAGAAGCTCTGGATGAAAAGATCAGATCACATCCAGGGATCACGTTAGTCGGCCTAATGGGTGGTGATAATGATCACCAAGCTGTAGAAGAGCTTGCACATTATGTGCACGAAAAGCACCACTTAAGGGTTGGGATGTACTCTGGATTTAGCTTTTTAGACATAAACCTTCTAAATTGTTTAGATTACTACAAGATTGGAGAGTTTCGACCTTTTATTGGTGATGAATCAACTTGGAAGGACCAGACAGCAGGACCTATAGTACTTCCAGTAAGTAACCAAGTGATGTTTAAGCGCGTAGGAGATAAGTGGATCAATATCACTGATAAGTTTAGAAAGCACAAGATAAACAATTGGAAGAGCACTATTCTTTAGACAGATTTCTTCTAAAACTATAAAAATTTACAGAAATTTTACAGATAAGCGGTTTACAAGCCGCTTATTTTTGTGTTATAATATATGTATAAGAATGGAGGTCAAGTATGAAAGACAATTTTGAAGTTATTTTTGATGAAAAAGAAGGATATTCTATTAAAAGTATTCGCACAGGTAAAGTATATGATTTATTAGAAGGTATATCTTACAGAGGTAAGTGCTCTAGTGATATAGTATTTATTATGGCAACTGATCCAGAACAAGGTTATACTGAATTAGTTAACTATTCATTTGGTGCTGCTTTTATAGAGGACCTATTAAATGGCGTAATAGATTATATAAAAGATTATGAAAGCAATCTTGCGTAGATTTTACATAAATATATTTACTTTTTATATAAAACGCGATATAATTATTATAGAAGATAAGTAATGGAGGATAAATACTTATGTTAAAGAAAGATTACAAAGCAATAGATGAAGCAGTTGAAATGGAAAGAAATTCAGGACACTTTTTTTGTGACTTTGATGACTATCAACACGACTTACAAGAAATTGCAGATATGATTGGAGTAGATATGGTTGAGAATGAAGAAGAATGGGTTTTCAAGAATGCTAAAGATGAAGCAAGAGTTAAAGAAGCACTTAACTATTACTACAAACAACATAATTAAATGAGTATACTTTACAATAACTTTACAAAAAGTAGTTTACAATTTGTATTGCAAGTGATATAATATAAGTATAGGAATGGAGGTAATTATATGTTAATAGCAGTTTATACAACTTATAGTTCAGGACAACAATATTCACCAGTTGGTGGATCATTTACAAATCTATCATTAGATTCACAAAGAATGTTTATAGATACTGAAAAAGCAAAAGAACAATTAAAAAGAGATTTCAAAACAGTTAAGTCACAACTAAAGGGCTATGGCGAAATTGTAGACGAAGAATTAACTGATACTGAATACTCTATTGAATTAGAAGATGCTGATGGTTTAACTACCATTTACAAAGGCAAAGTTTGGGAACACAATATTTAGGGAGGGATTATGGAATTTAAGCATATTAACGATTGCTGGGATTATCTAGATCAGTTTAAGACAAAAGATGAATTAGAAGAAGCATTTGGAGAAATCCCAAGTAAGTTTGGTAGTTTTGATATAGTAAATATAAATACCTATAAAGAAGATGGCTGTTTTGAAATCTGCAATTCTTATTGGGACAAAGACGTCGGTGATTACGATTATGACTATCATTGTGTAAATTTGGAGGACTAATAAATGACTAATATGATTATTAGAACAACATTGGATTTAGACGAACTAAATAAAAGAGCAGAAGAAGTATTTGAACTTCAAGAAGGTGATTATATTTGGGGATTAACTATAGAAGATGGTGTAGTTAAAGTTAATATGGAAGAAGAAGAGTGGATAACTGGCAAGAGTGTTATTTTTGACTATGAGCCAGATATGACAGAAAGACCACAAGCACTAGATTACTTATTAGGAAGGAGGGACAATTTCAATGACTAAGCCTGAAATTAAAGATAAGTTAGTAGAACTATATGAAGCACTTGATGAAATTCAAGAAACTGATTATGCACAAGATACTGATGATGGTAGTGATGATACATTTATCTGGAACATTGGTGAAGCAATGGGATATATAGATAATGCAATAGATATGCTAGAGGAGGACTAAGTTATGGAAAAGGAATATACTTATATGGTTTGGGCATTAGGATATGACAAGGAAGATATGTGTATTGACACTGAAGTGCAAATGGCACAATTTCCAAGAGTAGATCAAGCAATACAATTTGCTAAGTGCTTTGAAACTTTACAAGATGTAGTTGATAATTATTATGATCAAATTAAAAAGTTTGACGAACTAGAAGGTGATTATTTTAATATTAGAGTAGAAAAGGTTAATGTAAGTAATCCTGAATACAGCGAATGTGAAGAAGTTATTTGGGAAAGCGAGGTAAGATAGTTTACGAAA